GAGTAGAATTTTTTAAATCAATAATAAAATAAAACAACATGCATTATTTAGTTACAATCGGTTATGAGACCGAACAAATGGACAGAGAAGGAAACCCTCGTGTTAAAAAGTACAAGTACATTATCGAGGCAGAATCAGTAGAAGAAGCAACCATTGTTGCATCAAAATACAGAGCTGGTGACACACGTTCAAGTGAAAGTATTTCAGTTGCAAAAATGGCAATTGAATGTATCATTGACAGTAAGAACACACCCGAGTATTACAAAAGTAAATAACAATTAAACACCAACTGATATGGAATTTTATAGTCGTGAGATACAAATTATGCGTCAATCACAAAGTAAAATGGCATTGGAATATGTAACATCAGTTGGTGTTTCTGTTACTCTTGAGGAGTTGGTAAGGATTACCGATTTATTTGTGGAGATATGTTTACGTCCACAAGATGATAATCTTAAACAAAGAATTAAGGCATTAGATAAATGGTTAGAAGAAAAGAAAAATAAATAAAATGGACCAAAAAGAAGCTGAAGAATATTTAAAAAAATTAGAAGATTTTGAAAAAACAATCGGAACCGATAATGAAGATGATTTAGATTTAAATTTTATGTCGGAGTTAAATGAATTGTTGACAAAATTACAAGAAGAATTACAACCAATTCAACCTGTTACTGAACAAAATATAATTAACACTCAACCAACGATGACGGGTGGGGGTGTTTTAGTTAAAGTAAAAAAATTAGATACAAATGCGGTTATTCCTTCATATTCAAAAGTTGGTGATGCTGGTATGGATTTAACAATCACAAAAGAAATTGAAAATACATCATTTAGTGTATCGTATGGTTTTGGTATTGCAATGGAAATTCCTAAAGGTTATGTTGGGTTAGTATTTCCTCGTTCATCAGTTAGAAATCAAGATTTAATATTATCAAATTGTGTTGGTGTTATTGATAGTGGATATAGAGGTGAATTACAAGCAACATTTAAGAAAACTCAAGGTTTGGATTCAATTAAATATAAAGTGGGTGAAAGAGGTGCACAGATTATCATATTACCTTATCCTACTATATATATGACTGAAGTTCCTGAATTATCAGATACTGAAAGAGGTAGTGGTGGATTTGGATCTACGGGAAAATAGTGATATTTATAAACAATAAACGGATCATTTAAAACTATCAACTTTGGCGTATAAAACAAAAACCAAGACAACCAACCACCCACCCGTATTAGTAGAAGAAAAGAAAGTATCACATAAAGATAGGATTAGACAAATCATCAAACGTCCTAAAGAAAAGTTCCTAACCAAAAACCAAGAAACCTATTGGAATATTCTTGGAGAAAATCAAATTACATTATGTTTCGGTCCCGCAGGTGTAGGTAAATCCTACATAGCAATGAAACGTGCAGTAGACCTATTATACGACGATTCTAACAAGTATGAGAAGATTATCATAGTAAGACCCGCAGTTGAAGCTGAGGAGAAATTAGGGTCACTTCCAGGGGGATTAGAAGAGAAATTAGATCCATACATATACCCATCATATTATCTATTAAATAAGATTATCGGGAAAGAGGCTCGTGAAGAACTAAAAGATCAAGGTTATATCGAAGTTGCTGCCCTTGCTTACATGAGAGGTTGGAACGTAGATAATACTATCCTTGTTTTTGAAGAAGCTCAAAATGCTACACCATCTCAAATTAAGTTATTATTAACTCGTATCGGTTTTAATTCTAAATTCTTTATTTCGGGTGATCTTGAACAATCAGACAAATATCGCGACAAAACAAAATCAGGACTTTACGATGCTAAAATGAGATTACAAGATGTTAAAGGAATTGGTTTATTTGAATTCGGAATGCAAGATATTGTAAGGAACCCTATCATCGGTGAAATATTGAATAGATACGATTAGTATTTACTTATAATTCAATTCGTTGTATATTTTTACAATGGAAATATATATTAGTATTGATGGTGTTTTAAGAAATACAATTCAAAAGTTTGATTATCATTATAATGAATCATATTTCAATAGTGATATTACAATTGAAGATGAAGAAGAAAACACATTTGAATATGCAGTTACTGAACCTATTCAAAATGATAATCTTTTAAATTCTTACAAATTTCAATCACAAGAAGAGTTTGAAAACTTTTTATTCATTGAATACCCAATTGAAATATTTGGTCATGCTGGATTAAGTTATTCAACTACATTTACCGATTTACATAAAATTTTATTTGATAATCCCGAACATAATTTTACATTAGTTGGGTTGGACGAATTAGGTAAATCTAAACCTGCAACATTATTCTTTTTATCTAAAAATGGTTTTCTTGGTAATAATATTAAATTTATTAAAACAAAAGATATTGAAGATAATTGGAAACAATGCGATGTGTGGATCACCGACAATAAAAAGATTATTGACTTAATTCCTGAGAATAAAACTGGAATCAAATTCAATACCACTTATAATCAATTCTTTACTTATGGTAAAGAAATATCTAAATTAATAGAAATAAACGAACCATGGTTGAAATCTTTGGAAAAAACTACTACATTGACCTTGACGGAATCACAGAGAAGTGTAGAACAGGAGGAACCATCCCAGACGAAGACGGAACTGAAGTAACCGAAGTAAACATATTCAAATACGAAATTATAAAAATGTGTTTGGATAGAGTTTTAGGTGAAATTGACGAAGTTGACGAAGGGCTTGGAAAATTTGCACAAGAAGGAACATCAGTATCTTTCAGAATTGCATTTAACACATTAATAAAAAATCAAATTTTAATAGAAGACGAAGATGAGTAAAGAAAACATAGAAAAACTTGAATCAGCCTTAGGAAGGTTAGAAACAAAAGAAAACGTTATATATTTTTTAACGTACGATACTAAAAATAATGCGAGAGCAGCGATTAAACATATCTATGATATGGCTTTAACGTTAAAAGAAAATGGACACACTCCAAAAATTTTAACAGAAGATAAATCATATATTAGACCTGAATGGTTAGGTGAAAAATATGATGATTTAGAACTTGTTTCAATTAAAGAAGACAAAATCAATATTCAAATTGATGATGTGATTGTTGTTCCTGAATATTATTCAAATGTACTACAACAATTATCAAATGTAAGATGTACTAAAGTTATGTTGATACAACAAAAAGAATATATTTTTGAAACATTACCAGTTGGTAGTCGTTGGAGTGATTATGGATTTGATCGTGTAATCGTAACCACCGAGTCAACTAAAAAATATGTACAAGAATTATTTCCAGAATCTTTAGTTCATATTATCCCACCAATTATTGGTGATAATTTTAAACCTACTGAAGGTATTGTAAAACCTTACATTGCAATTAGTTGTAGAGATAGAGTTAAACATAGAAAATTCATTTCTGAATTTTATATCAAATATCCTCATTTACGTTGGATCACATTTAAAGATATGGTTCAAATGACATATGAAGAATTCTCAGAAGGACTAAAAGATTGTATGGTTTCATTATGGGCCGATGACGAATCAACATTTGGTACGTTCCCATTAGAATCAATGAAATCGGGTGTTCCGATTATTGGTAAAATACCAAGTACAGAACCTGATTGGTTAAATGAAAATGGTATGTGGACTTATGATGAAAATAAATTAGTTGACATTTTAGGGACATTTGTTTTAGCTTGGTTAGATGGTGTTGAATTAACTGATGAAGTTAAACAAAAAATGAAAGATACTTTATTACCATATGATACTGAAATAACTAAAAATAATATCTTATCAATTTTCAATTCATTTACCAATAAAAGAGTTGAGACTTTATCGAAGGCATTAGAAAATCTAAAAAAAGAACAAGAATAATATGAAAAATATAACAGTAATTTTACCTGTACATAGACTAGATGGCATTTATAAAGAAATGTTAGATAATTCGATTAAATCAGTTGAACAATTTCATAATGATGTTAACTTATCAATAGTATGTCCACCATCATTAAAAACAGAATTAGTAAATTTATCTGAAGTTTTAGAAATTGAAGTTATTTCTAACAATGGTAAAACTGATTTTTGTTCTCAAGTAAATTTGGGAATTGAAAAATGTAAAACTGAATGGTTTAGTATTTTAGAAATTGATGATGAGTATAAATCAATTTGGTTAAAATCAACAAACGAATATGTTAAAACATATACCGATGTTGATGTATTTTTACCTGTAGTTAAGGATATTAATGTTGATGGAAATTTTGTAAGTTTTACAAATGAATCAACTTGGGCATATGGGTTTACTGAAAAACAAGGTATATTGGATAATGAAGTTTTATTAGATTTTCAAAACTATCAAATTAGTGGTGGACTTTATAAAACACAAGTTATTAAAGATAATGGTTCATTAAAAGAAAATATCAAGTTAACATTTGGTTATGAGTTTTTATTAAGATTAACACATAACAATATTAAGGTTATGACCGTACCAAGAGTAGGATATCAACACTTAAACTTTAGAGAGGATTCGTTATTTTGGTCATATAAAAACGATGAAACTAATAAGATTAGTGAAGATGAGGCTAAGTTTTGGTTGGAGACGGCAAAGAAGGAATTTTTCTTTAAAAATAAACGAGATGTAAATTATGAAATAGCTTAATGCCAAGACCAAGAACCCAAAAAATATATTTTGGGGAGGATCAAGAGAAGGCGGTAGTCAATTACTTAGAAAGTACTGATGAAGCAGAAAAAAATAAGATATTCAATGAATATTTACGTGAACCCCTAATTATAATGGTCGAATCAATTATTCGACGTTATAAACTTTATAGAAAAGATATGGAATTTGAAGAGATTCATACAGACACCATGTCCTTTCTTATAACAAAGATCAACAAGTTTGATCATACCAAGAATACCAAAGCATATTCTTATTTTGGTACCATCTGTAAAAACTACCTTATGGGTGCAATACAGAAGGATACAAAGGAACAAAACAGACAAGTATCGTATGATGATATATCCTCAGATTTTGAAGATAGTAAAGACCTTTCATATGTAATTGACGAATTCGTAGTTGATTACGCATCTGTAATTGTAAAACTTACCGTGGATTTAGAAAATTTTGTGGAAAAGGAAAAAAACCTATCTGATAATGAAAGAAAACTGGGTTATGCATTATTAGAAATTTTTGGAAACTTCGATAAGATATTTCAAGTAGGAGATGGTAATAAATTCAATAAGAACCTCATTTTACTCTCTTTAAGAGAAATGACCTCATTATCAACAAAAGAGATTAGAGTCTCCCTAAAACGTTACAAGAAATTATATGACGGTATTTTGGGTGGGTTTTTAGAATAAATCTATTTATTGATATGAGAACACAAAGAAACAATATTACATTAGATGTTGATTCGGCGTTAGCCTTAATGCAGGAGATCTACAACGATGTCGTTGAGAATAGAAATACCGCATCCACCATTTTGAGAAAAATGATGAGTTTTATGAAGGACGCTGAAGATATGAGTACAATCGGACCTGTTATTAAAGAACAACAGAAGATCCTTAACGATTGTACCGAGAAGAAAATTTCATTAGTTAAATTACAAAGTGTTTTACTTAAACAAACCACCGGTGGGTCTGGTGGTGGAGGTGGTTCTATGGGTAAATTGACTTTATCTGACGAAGATCGTGAGATTTTGGATAGATTGGTTAATGATGGAAATGATAATAAATCAACTAACTATTCATTATAATGTTTGACAAATTAAAGACCAAAATTGATTTAATTCAGAAAAGTGTTGATAGTGCATCAGTTAAAATGGAAATTAATTCTGATGACTTTATTAAAAAACATGCTCCTAAATTACCAAATTTAGATGCTAAATTAGAACAGTTTAAATCTAAATTAGCAAACAAAAAAAAGAAAAAACAAAATCAAAAAAATATTTTTGAGGAAGTTATTAGTGTAGTAAATAAATTTTTAGAAGCGGGTAGAAAAGTTAATGATTCAAGTAGATTTCAATCTACTCAAAGATTAAGACAACACGTTATTGATTCTGTAGAAGTCACATCTAATTCCGCAAAACAAATTTTAATGGATTGCGTTAAAAGTGCGTTTTTTGCAAATGGAGGAATATGTGGTACTGATCGATTTCTTACAGGTGCCGATATGGACTCTGTAGTTATTTCACCAAAAGAGATTGATTTTTTAAATATGTTTAGAGTTCCACCAAAAAGTGATTATGGTGCAATAATGTATGAAAACCCCAAAAGAACGGGGGGTAATAAAGTTCAAGTAAATACAGGACTATATAATTCATTTACAGGAGGAACATTTGAATATGAAACACCAAGTAATAAAACATTATTTACATCAACTTGGAATACAAGTGATCAAACATTTCAAATAAGTGGATTAACACAGGGTCCAGGTCTTGGACAATATGGTATTATTAAAGTAGAAGATTTCTTTAATGATTATTATTCAAATATAGAAATGCCAGATTTAAATGAAATTGTAAAGAAAGCGATGTTACTTACTTTAAAGGCGGCTAGTGTCAGTGCAGATAAAACCGGTGTAAAAGTCGGAGGATCTGCAACAGGAATGGAAAATCCTTTAGATTTTACCCCTTCATTAGATGAGGCAATTAATAACTTGGAAAGAATGTTAAATAAATTGTTTGCTTTTTGTAATAACCAAACCGAACAATTGAGTGGACAAACTCCAACAAATCTATTTCACGAAAATGAAGAACCCGATGAATTTTATTTTGATTTTGATGACGTTGAAGGAATTGATATAGATTCTGAAGATGCGAGAAGAAGAAAAGTTTTAAAATTTGTGGACTGTAACAACTTTGAGGTTCCTTATAATACGGTTCATATTGAGGACTTTATTTATTTAGAAGATAAAACGGATCTAAGAACATTGATAGACGGTGCATTAAATAAAGCTGCGTCAGATGCATATGAACAATCTAATTTTGCAATTGACTTACCTAGTTTTCAATTATCCATAAATTTATCTTTTATCTTCAATATACCTAAGGCCTTAATAATGAGTGTAATATCACCTAAGATGTTTTTACCATTTGTAATAATTTATAAATTATTCACAGCGGGAGCAAAACAATTGATATTCGATGTAAAAACAATAATGAAATTATTGAAAAAGATTTTCTTATGTACAATTAACCAATTGTTTTGGAAATTTTTACGTGAGTTTTGGAAAAGAGTTAAAGCCGACCTTAAGAATTTTTTAAAAAGAATAATACAAAAAATATTAAGAGATAAGTTTAGAAGATATTATATAGTAATTGCCGCGTTGATTGCATTATTAAAAAGAATAATTGAAACTGGTATAAATAACTGTGCGGATTTAATTGGTGCAATTGGTGCTGCAATTGACGGCGCATTAAGTGCATCGGGGGGTTTAAACATACCAAACGTCCTTTTATTAATTGCAGATAAATTACCTGGTTTTAGTGCGGTTAAAACATCTATGGACGTTAATGAAAAAATGGAAGCGATGGGGATTCCAACAGGAGATGTAAATGGAGAACCTAACTATCACCTACTATCACATTCAGCGGCGATAGAGGGACTCGCCGATAATTTAGCAAAAACACCATTTATATCAATACCTAAAGCATCAGGTATACCGGTTGGTGCATTAATGAAACATTAAGATATGGAAAGTCAAAAATTAATTGAAATTGCAAACGATGTAGAAAATAAATCTAATAAAGATTTAATGATTGTTGCGGATGAATTAAATGAGGAATTTGAAAAAACTAAAGAATTAATTATTGATTTAACCAGACATTTAGATGGTGTTGAAAGTTTATATAATAAGGTTAATAAAGAAATAGAAAAAAGATATACAGGGAAATGAAAATAATAGATATTGGTAAATGTATTGATAATGTTGATCCTTTAGGTATTGGTAGAATAAGGGTTAGTCGTTATAACGAATATACGGGACAGAAAGAAGGTGCGATCGACTATGAACCATGGAGTGATAGAGATTTATTTATTGCCAATCCTTTCTTACCTTCTAATGTCAATTTTATTCCTGAGATTAATCAATCTGTAAAAATAATACAATACAATACTGATAAAGATACAGTAAACGTTGAGTACATTGCCGGTCCATTTACAACGATGTATGATTATAACGGACAAACATTCTCACAACAAATTGCAAATACCACTTATGGTACTAACGTTAAACATAAAGCTAATATTAGAAATTCGACAGGTGAATATATAAATAAAAAATCTGAAAATACATTTGCAAAAGAAAAAGATTTTGCAATATATGGTAAGAGTGGTTCTGATGTTCTTTTTACAGAAAATGGATTACAATTGAGAGGTGGTAAATTATTATCCAAAGAGGCGGCCAGTACTGTGAATAGACAAACTATGTTAGATTATCCTTTAATGGCTAAAAAGTCATCAAGGATTTATTTGAAAAAATTCCCTAAAAAAATGAACTTAGAGGAGGTTTTAACTACCGAAAATATAAGTGAAAACAAAGATTTAAATTATATTATTGAATATGATGTAAATAGTTTTGTAAATGATGCAACGGGTTATACTATTAGTTTGTATGTTTATAAAGTAAACGGGGCGTTAGGTGATCTATTTAAAACAAATTATTTTACCGAAAATACCGAGGTTCAATCTTCTTTAATTAAGTTAATTAATGATGACAACACGAACACAACACCCACTTATCAAATAACTGTAACATCAATATCCGACATATATAGAGAAATAAGAGATAAAATATTTTTAGTACACGACAAAGGATTAAATGAATTAAACACTCAATATCCTTCAGATGATATACATCCGTTCTTTTTTAGGCCATACACTAATTTTAAAAGATCTTTATCGACTACGGACGAATTAAATAATAAACAAACTATTTTGAATGGAATTAACGTATTAAGAATTGGTCCTGGTGCTGGTTTAATATGGTCAGCAACAAGAGCAAAGGCGGAAGTTAATCCTGTTAATTCGATTGAGAAGGTTGCTAAAATTGATAATAATACTGCCGAACAAACATTTGGAGCTATGTTAGTGGATAAACTTTATCTATTATCAACTGATTTAGGTACAAACGAATCTACCAATCCTGTACCATTTGTCGATTTAAATGGTTATGAATTATCTCAACAAGATTATATAGAAAAAATTGAACCTTCAACCTTTTCAACGGTAAGAGGTGAAAATCTATTAAAATTACTTAGTAAAATGATAGAAGTTATTTTTACTCATAGACATAATCCATTAATGCCAATATCGGGTCAATATGATTACGATCATGGTAATGAACTTAAGGAACTTTTTAAGACTATTGAAAATGACATTTTAAATAAATCGATTAGAATCAACTAATTTGATATTTATAATAAAAAAGAGATGTCATATATACGTTCCTATTTTGAGAAGAATAACACAATTATAAAGGGTTCAACCACAAATACCGCTAAAAATCCAACCACGGAGATTTATTACGGTAATAGCACTTTTTCTAAATTTATATTTAAGGTTGATTTCACAGATTTAATTGGAAAATTAAGTAATGGAGAATTGACTCTTACAGATATTGGTGTTAGTGGTAATACTGTATCACATACATTACACCTAACAAATTGTATATTTGGTGATGAGGGGTTTAAAGGTCAGGGTAGAAGTACTGGTAGACAAAGAGCGACCTCTTTTGATCTAATATTATTTGAAATTACCGAAGAATGGGATGAGGGTGTTGGTTTTGACTATGTGAATGCTCCCTCAGATACTACAGACGATAGTACAATTTTTGATCAAAACCCATCAAATTGGTACAGTAGAACGACTTTAGACGCTTGGTCAACATCAGGAATTTATGCTGAAAACCCAACTGTGATAGGGACAATACATTTTGATAATGGAAATGAAAATATTGATTTTGATTTAACAACTTATATTAATCAAAAATTAAGAAATGAGGTATTAAATTTCGGTACTAAATTAAGTCAAATTAAGGGATTTGGATTGGCGTTTTCTTTACCTTATCAAGATCTCACACCTGAATATGATAAGTCAGTTTCGTTCTTTACAAAATATACACAAACATTTTTTGAACCTTACGTCGAGACATTTGTAAATGATAGAATTAACGATAATAGAACAAACTTTGCTGCGGGTGTTTATAATTACTTATATCTTTATGTTACTAAAGGTTCTAATTTTTATAATTTAGACACTATGCCGATAGTTAATGTTTTAGATTCAAATAACAACGTTATTGATGGTTTAGGTAATCAACAAGAGGTTTCTAGAGTTAAAAAAGGTGTTTATAAAGTAAAATTAGGTATTGATGGTGATTTGTGTGACGGTAAAAAATTCTTTTACGATCAGTGGACAAACCTTTCGATTGACGGGGTTGAAATTGATGATGTGAAACAAAAATTTGTTCCTAAACCATTTACCTCACAATATACAATTGGGGAAAATCAAACGGAATTACAAAGATATAAAATACAATACTTTGGTATAAAACAAAACGAAAAGATTGTAAGAGGTGAATTGAGAAAAGTAGTTGTAACCATTAAATCTATAGATATTCAAAAAGCCAACTTGTTTGATGAGGTTTATTTTAGAATGTTTATTAAGGAAGGTACTACAAATGTAAATGTACATGATTGGACATTGTTAGATAAAACTAATGAAAATTCGTTTCATTTTGACACTTCAGTTTATATCCCAAGAGAATATTTTATTGAAATTAAAGCTAAAACTCACACTGAAGAAATATTCTATAATGAACATATTAAATTTGAGATTGTCTCAGAAAAATAAAACTATTTATATATTATGAAAGTAATTAAACTAAAAGAAAACGATCTTAGAAAATATATTGCTAAGATTATAAAGGAAAATCAATCAACCGAAAACTATATGTTTTTCAGTAATTTACAACAAATACATAGACAATGTGAGATGTTGATGAAAATGGATCCACAAGAGTTAGATCAAATTATTAAAAACGGTCACGATTGGGCGGACGATCATGTATCTGAAGCTAAGAACAATATGGATCAAGTTTTTGATTTCTTTATGAATGAAACTAAAAGTAAAGATAAACAAGATGTTACTGCCGATATGGATCAGTTTAGTATGAACGAAGAAGGACAACTTGACGAAAAATGTTGGGATGGGTATAAACAAGTTGGTAGTAAGAAAAAAGGTGGAAAAATGGTACCGAATTGTGTACCTGTAAGTGAAGCAAGTAGTCCTGCACAACAAGCTGCAATTGCAATCAATATGAAGAAAAAGGGTGTTGAACCTAAAAATGAGTCATACGGTGAAATAGACGAAAGTAAGAACTGTCCAACAGACCCTGCGAAGTGGGCAGCATCAAAGGCTAAAGCTAAATCTAAATTTGACGTCTATCCTTCAGCATATGCAAATGGATTCGCGGCGAAAGATTATAAAGCAAAAGGTGGTGGTTGGAGAAAATGTAAATAGATGAATTTAGAAGAGAACATACAAAGAATTAAACAAATGATGATTTCTGAGGAGATGGTACAATCTGATGCTTGGAAGTCTTTAAAGAAGACATTAGATGTTCTTAAAAAGAAGAAAAAAGTTTTACTATTAAGTTGTTCTAATAGACACAATTGGGACGAAAATGATATTGATATACCAAAATCTAAAATGATTGCGATGTATCTTAACGAAGAATTAGGTGACAAATCCGTTTTAATAGATGTACCTGAACTTAAGATATTTCCTTGTGAAGGTAACGTATCAAGAAAAGACGGAGATTCATGTGGAGTATTAAAATCTAAACTTGAAGACAAGGACAAAAATCCTTCAGGTCATCATAGATGTTGGGCAAGTATAAACAACAAATCAGATGAACTTTGGAAAATATCTAAAGAACTATTTGAATCGGACGCGGTTATATTTTTTAGTTCAATAAGGTGGGGACAGACAAATATGTATTATCAAAATCTAATTGAAAGACTTAATTGGATTGAAAATAGACATACAACACAAAATGAATCAAACATAGTAAAAGATATTGAATCTGGATATATTTGTACGGGACATAATTGGAATGGAAGTAACGTTGTTGATCTACAAAAACAAGTTCATTCATTTTATGGATTCAAACCAAACGATGATATATATTGGAATTGGCAGTATACTAAAGATATTAACGACGAAAGTCAAAAATCATATAAAGATTCTCATGATAAATTCATAAAAGACACTAAATTATAATATGAGAATAATAATAACCGAAGACCAAAAAAATAAAATTATGAATAGTAATGATTGGGTGGAAACAAACGGTAAATTAATTAAAACATTTTATTTTAAAGATTATAAGGAAGTTATGTCATTTGCTAATGAGGTGATGAAAATTGCCAACAAACAAAATCATCACCCCGATATGACGGTTCATTATGATAATGTAAAGTTATCAATTACAGACCACGATAAGGGTAAGGTGTCCGATAAGTGTCATAAATTTGTTAATGAGGTAAATAAAATTATATAACATGAAAATTATTGTTTCAAAGGAAGATAAAGAATATATAAACGAATGTCTTAAATCAGGTGAGGTTTTAAAAGAAGATCTTACAAGGTGGTTTAAAGAGAAGTGGGTAGATGTTAGTAAAAAGGTAGATGGTAAACACCCACCTTGTGGTAGAAAAGATGCTGATGGTAAATCGTATCCTAAATGTAGACCTTCTAAAAAAGTGTCTAAAGAAACTCCAAAAGTTGCCTCTTCATATGATAAAAAAGAAAAGAAAGCAATGACTTCACAAAAAAGAAGAGCAGAAAAGAAAGACCCTAAAGTGGGTAAGGGTAATAAACCAACAATGACTAAATTTGATGAGAATATGGAAAAGAGAACAATAATTCAAATATCTGAAGATCAATTCGAAAGACTATTTGAATACAACGAAGAAACTCCTGTATTGATATATGAGGATGAGTTTGGATCAATAGAAAATACTAAATTTGAATACGACTTAGGTCTTTTAAATGAGGCTGAGTATCAAGGACGTAAAGTTCAACTTGGTAAAATCATGCAAGGGGACGTAAAGAAATCAAAAGTTTATGTTAAGAACGATAAAGGTAAAGTCGTTAAAGTAAACTTTGGTTTTGGTGGTAAATCCGCTAAAGGTAAACGAATGGTTATTAAGAAAAATAACCCTGCAAGACGTAAATCATTTAGAGCACGTATGAATTGTGATAATCCAGGTCCTCGTTGGAAACCAAGATATTGGGCTTGTAGAACTTGGTAATTAAATTAATTTTTGATTAGATATAAAGTATACCCTATCGGACGCATAGAGACCTTTATAGGACGCCTCTTTCTTTTCCACTAACTTACCCATCTGTATTAAATGAAGACCGTTTTTAAGGTCTATTCCCACTAATAAACGACCTTGCCACTTTTCGTAGGTTGTTTCACGCACATATTTTCCCTCATCGTCCATTTTGAGGTGTTCAATCATCACTTCTTTTTTAATTTTACACGTAATCCCCCTCTCATCTATGAGTTTGGTTAAGACGTCTAATCGTAGATTTTCGTATTCCATAACACAAATATACTATATTTTTTAGAATATACCAAAAATAAAAAACCCCCGATTTCTCGAGGGTTTTTCGTGATATTCCTATTAAGATTATCTTAATGTATCTAAACCAAACACTTGGATACCTTGTACATCGATTACACCGAAGTAACGGTTGTTCACCATTTTCTTTGCGTAACGTGTCATGATACCTTTGATTGGAGTCATGTTGAATGGATTGTACATTGTAGGAGTTAATTGTAATGGCACATATGGTGCGTATACATAACCTGCATCTAACAATGATTTTCCTTTATGACCGATCAAGATTTTGTTAGCTGGGAAGTAAGGATCACGATACACTTGGTAACGACCACCTACTGTACCGATTTTCTCGATACCCATGTTATATTGATCTTGTTCTGGTTCTGCGTTAGAAACGTGGAAATACTCTAAATCATCGAATACTGCAGAAACTTCTGAAGAAACAACGATCCAGTTAGCACCACCTCTTAACGTAGTTTTGTGGATTTGAGCAGAAATTTGGTTGATTTTTGTAACCAAAGTTTGGTTCCAATCTTTTTGAGTGTAACCTTGTAAAGTTGAGTTTCCAGATCCACCGTATTTCCATCCATTGTAATCCCATTTAGCTTTCCATGCTGCACCTTTACGTAAGTCACGTAAGATTTCACGGTCAACCTCAGCAGCGATTTGCTCTGATAATAAAGCTGTCAATTCAGCTTCAGCGTCGATGTTGTGGAACGCACTAACATCTTGTGCTAATTCTGGAGACCAGCTAGCTCTTAATTTTCTTTCAGTTACAGAAACTGTTACTGATTCTAAATCAAAAGATACTTCACCAATTTGATCTTCAAACTCCAAAGTATCGTACTTGCGATAAGAAGCGTTGAATTCTGTTCTTGCTAAAGTTGAACCTGTTACTTCGTAATCAGAAAAACCCGAAGTTGGGTCGTATTTTTGTAAATCTACTTGTACATAGATTTTACCGTCAGTATCACAAATATCGTAGAAATTTTGTGTTGCGTTAGTTGTTTTAGCACCGTATTCTACAATACCTTTACCGTACTTTTGAGTAACGATATTGATTGGTAATGAAGTACCTGTAGTTGCACCTAAGAAAGCTAATAAGTTAGCATCTGAAGTGAAAACTTGTAATGAAGCTAAGAATTCTTCAGAATCCATTTCATTACCGTCTGGTCCTTTCAATTTACCTGCACCTGCAGATTCAAATCCTTCTAATTCTAAAATTACATAAGATTTAGTTGTACCGGTATTAATAGCAGATGTACTTGTAGTAACTTCACCGTTAGAGAAAGTTGTGAAACCATTTACAGTTAATGCGCTAACAGAATAAGCACCTTTTGAATAATCAAAAAGACCTTGTTCTAAGTCGTCATTAGCTTCGTAGAAACGATCGTAAAGATTCTTAGCACCTGTATTATAACCTGCTGTTGCAGCGTCAGAGTTACCTGGCATACCGTAAGGAGAGTAATGACCGTTAGCGTCAGTTCTCTCTTGGATTTTAGGTACGAAGAAGAACAATTTACCGATTGGTAAGTTCATAGCTTGTACAGACACGATGTCGTTAGCTAATAATTTAGAGAATACACGACGAATGATAGGGAAAACTACAGTCTCGAAAGAACCAGACGCATCAGCTACTGCTGCTTCGTTGATTAAGTAAGACGCTTGGTTTTCATACAATTGCGCGATGTTATCTTTTTGGTGACCACCAAGACCCTCTAAGAATCCTAATTCGTCCCATTTTTTAATGGTATCTTCTTTGATAACTCTAAGGTGCTTAAGACCTATGTTACCAACCATACCGCTTTCTAATAATGCTCCCATTTTTAATATTGGTTTTAATTTTTTATTTTATTTTTCTCATCATTTCTTTAATTCTACTGAATTGAGGATTTTCATAAGCTTTTGACTCAGATAATACCTCTGTAGAAGAAGATGTTGATGGAGTGTTAGAGATTTTTTTCGCAACTGATTCGGTAACCGTAGTTTTTGAACCTAATTCAGTTTTGATTGTTGAGAATAAAGACTTAGCTTCATTCATAGTAGAAACTGTATCAAATCTCTTTAATATATTCAATTTCTCTTGTTTTGTAGTTGAATGTTCAGTAAACAAACGTGTAGCGTAAGCTAAGTTTGCATTGAATACTGCAACTTCATTTAGTTTATCCTTGAATAATACTAACGCCTTTTTATATTCAGCATTTTGTTTTTTCAATGTTTCAACTTGTTCGTTGATACCTGAACCCGCTTTGTACATTTTTTTAGATGGTAAACCAGCTCTTTTCATACCGTTCTTGTTTCCATGAGGGTTTGATTTTGTACGTGCAGCTTCTGTAGCTTCAACTTTTTTAGGTTCTTCAACCTCGTCTTCCTCGTCTAATTCGATTTCATAGATAGTTTCTTCGTCAGCTTCTAATTCGTCTTCAGCATCAACATCTTCCATATCGGTTTCTGTATCAACATCAGATTCTAAATCAGAATCAACGTCTGTATCCATTCCACTCATATCAACGTCGGAATCAACGTCAGAATCAACATCTGTATCTAAGTCAGCTCCCATGTCCATTCCAGTATCAAGATCAGAATCTTCACTATCTAATTTGATAATGTATTCATTTTCTCCGTCACCGAATTCGACATTGTTACCGTCTTTTTTAACTACAATACCATCTTCTGGTTTCATAGCCTTGAATACTTTAAGAACTTCATCGTCTGAAGCACCTGTCATATCCATAACGTCTTCATCATCCATTGAACCTTCGTCACTCATAGATTCCATATCAGTACCCATATCGGTACCCATGTCATCCATGTCAACATCAGTGTCAACATCCGAATCAACGTCATCTGTTGAGTCTAAGTTATCGAGGTCTGTATCTGTATCAACATCTGTATCAACGTCTTCTTCAGATTCATCATCTGTGTCTTCGTCGTCAGCTGTTACATCTTGTTCTGCCTCTTCTTCAGGTTTAGCAACTTCTTCATCAGTTGTTGTTTCTTCCTCTTCTTCCAATGATTCTTTTAGCAAATCTTTAAGTTCTTCCTTCATTGTTGAAGCAAGTATACCTTTTGCATTTTGCTTTACGGCCTCTTCAAGATTTTGTACTTGAAGTAACGCTTGTTCTAAAATTGATTTTTCGCTCATTGTGAAAATTAATTGTTTTTATTACCTTATAAATACTACGATTTATTAAAAAATCGTGTTTTTTAATGTTCCTGCCCCTAAAAAGTTTATTATTTAGATAGAAATGTATCTAAATTGCCCATAAGTTTAGACATTCTACTGTCAAGTGTTGGTTTCTTAATTTCCGCTTCTTGATATTGGTCTCTTTCTGATGGGTCTTTAAAAATATAAGCACCGGGAGTTGATGGTGATGATACTAAATCAAAACAAACTAATTCGAAATCATCTTGTACGATGTTTTCTCCTTTAACTTGTTTAAGTGATCCTACACCACGTGAAGAGATACCTAAAGTTGCCCCGTTCATTAATAACATCGCAGCTTGATCTCCTTTGGTTGAAACGATACCCATCTTCTTCCATCCAGGAGAAGTGAATAACTTGATTTTACCCATAAGGATTCTACCGTCCCACCAAGTTTCTAAAATTGAATGTGATACTCGATCTAAATCGATTAGTGAAGATGAAGGGTGATTTAATTCATTTAATGCTCCACCCTTTTTAATTAGTGATTGATATTTTTCGTTTTCTCTCTTAAGTAACATTTCAGGATATATCCTTCCGTTCTTATTTGGAGTATCGAATTTTTGTAAAACAGCATAAAGGATTAGATCTTCAGAGAAGTCCACACCCTTCATTTCCTGTATAATTTTTTTATTCTCTTCTGGAGATACGTGTCCTGCGTCGTATTCTATTAAAATTCCTGTTCCAAGTTCTTTGGGTCCTAATATCTTCATTTATAGATTTTATTACTATAAATACATCGATATCCCTATTATTTTTTGGATTTGTAGAAATTGAATAGATTTTTGTCAGAAAGTCCATCTTCTATTACCATAGATAGAATATCTTTTACGTTATTTTTAATTTCTTTTGATTTAACGTCGAACTGTTTATCAACATATAATGTGATTTCTAAGTTCATAAAAGATCTTTTTTCTAATTTAATTCCCTTTGTTCTAATATCTAAATCAACAATAGATTGTTGTTTAAAATAAGGGTTCTTAAGATTATAAATTATTTCTTTAACCTTTCGTCTTGATTTATGAATCATATGATCAAAATCATCAGTCTCATTTTCGGCTTGTACCCATGAGTTTAATTTCAAATAAATGGTTTTAAGATTCTTAAAATCTACGGTACCATAACCGATCTTTACATCATTGTAAATCCCTAATGGGATATACTTACCTGTTTTCATTAATATTTCATATTATTATTTCTTATGGTGTTTTTAAAAAATAACTAAAATACTTGGAATAACCAAAAATAATTTCATATATTTGTTGTATATTTATTATATATGATTATTATAGACTTATCTAAAGAAAAAAGTATTGAGACAGCGTTAAGAACTTATAAACAAAAAGTTCAAAAAACAAAGCAAGTTCAAAAATTGAGGGAAAGACAACAGTTCGTAAAACCTTCCGTTAAAAAAAGAACTGAAAAATTAAAAGCAGTTTATTTACAACAAAAAAGAAATGGACTTAGTTAAGTCCATTTTTTAATTCGTTTAATCTGTAGTAATTGTATCTCGACGGAAACATTTGATTTACTTCATCTTTAACAGCATTTAATTTATTTATTAAATCCGTTTCATTTGATTCACTTAAAAGTGTTGATACTTGACTTACAATTGATTCTTTTAATTCAGTTGTTTTGGTGATGATCTCATCATAAGGAATAGATAAGATATTTTTTAATTCTTCTTTTTGTGATTCTGATAATGTATTAGAATAAAGAGCGTTAAAATTGTTTGTTAACACCGCATTTAATAAATTTTCATTTGGTATCAAGGTTGAATCTTTAGATTCTTTAATTTCTTTTTTGGTTGTTAAATGATTTACTAAATTCTTTTTTGCATTAACCTTCTTTTCAATATTTGATAGACTATCTTTTTCAATTAAGATATCTAATGAATTGTATATTTCATTTTCATTAATTGCCTCTACGTTTATCATTTTATTTAATGATGTACAAAATGTAGTTAAATCATCCATTTGTTGTTTTAAGATACTAATAACTCCCTCGACGTATAACTTTGCGGTTTCTTTATCGTCAATATATTTGTTTTCAATTTCTTCATAAAACAAATACATTTCTTTAAAATTTTTATTTTCTTTAATTGTTGTTAAAATATTTTTAATCTCACCTTTATTTTCATTGGTGTAAGATTCAGTTAACTTGTTTAATAATTTGGTTTTAATGACCCCGAATTTGTTCATGTTTAATCGTTTAAGATATCATTTATTTTTGTCTCTATTTCATAAATATTCTGTTGAGCTTTTTCCATATCAAACAGAATATTAAAATCTTCTTTTTCTTCACCTAACATACCAAGTATTTTAGATTTTTTTGATTTTTTAGCTAATGTAGATTCACTCAAAGGTTCCTCTCCTCCACCCGCTGGTGGCGGTGGTGCTCCACCTCCCATATCCATTCCTCCACCTCCCATATCCATTCCTCCACCCGCTTCTGCTCCTGCGGCTTCCATTGCCTTTTCTCTATCCTCTTCAGGAATACCATACTTAGCATCTACCTCATCAAATACACCTGAACGTTTAATAACATTCTGAGTATTCGTTAATTCAAATCCTAATGCACGTTCTAAACGTTGTTGTTGTAAGTCTAACATAACTTCACTATCACTAAATCCAAGGATATTTTTCTTAGCCCATGTATGTGATACTGGTAAGATACCCACTTGAGATTGATCCGATGTTGCGTCTTTATAAAGTGTTACTTTTTCTTTCCATTGTTCAATACGTAATAAATCAGATTGTGCTGATGGGTTAGTTAATGATAATGAGAAATTATTTAATTCATCCTCCATACCTAAAAGGTATAATTGAATTAATGCAATTTTATTTAATTCTTGAATAACAGATTTTTGAATTCTATTAATAGTTCTAGCAAAACGAATATCCATTAAAGCTAAACTCTTACCTTCACCGACAACTTCTTCAAATCCTAAGAACGCTTTAGGTATACGTAATGCGGCTAACATCTTCTTTTGAATGTATTCAATATCAGCAATCTCTCCTAAGTTTTGTGCTCCTGGTAATGTTTCAATTGGATTAGATTGTGATGGATCACGAACAGGAATAAAATAATCCTGATCAACAGCCATTTGATTATATCTCATATCGACTTGACCGTTACGTGGATCTGAAATCTGATCTCTTTTAAATTTGTTTGCAACACGTTGTACGTAAGATTCAATATCCTTATCATCCATATTACCAACGAATACTTTGAATACACGTCTTTCAGGTGCTCTTGATGTTCTATAGATTAACATGGCATCTTCAGCAAGTAAAAGTTGTTTCCAAATACGTCTAATTTTATCTAACATAGAAGTACCGTAAGGTAACTTTCTATCATCACCTAATAATCTAAAGTGAGCAATTTCCCATGCTTGAAATTCCAAATCTTTGTTCTTCCATTGAAAACGTAATTCTCTTGATGGAACTTTTAAATCTCTATTTTGTGTTGTGGTCTTACCCGCGGCACCTTCAATTCTTTCAATTTCAATATTTGGTAATTGTTGACATCCGATGATACCTTTTTCGGGATCTAACTTTAAATAAACAAAGTTGTCACCATACTTACAAACACCTCTAGTCCACATTTGTAAGTTAGTATTAACGTCTAATCTGTTATTAAATAAATCTTCTAATATTTCTTTAATTCTATCTGATTCAGAATAGATCGTTAAAATTTGACCCTTTTCAGACATTGTAGTGGATTCTTCCGCATATATGTCTAACGCTGCAGATATTTCAGGAGTAAACTCCATCGCCTCATAATCGTAATAAGCTGCTAATCTATTTGGTTCATAATAAACCGATTGGTTATAGAGAGATTGGTCTAATTTAGTCCATTTATCAGCGATGTATTGACTCTGTTGAGCCTGTAACATTGCCTTATCATAATCTTCTTTGTTATCTGTTTTTAATAATTCATCTTTACTGAAATTAAATGAAGGTGCCTGTGTTACCTGAGGTTTCCCTGGGTACCCAAACATCTTTGTTAATTTCTGAAATACAGTTAAATTTTGATTTGCCATTCTATATAAATACTTTTCTTTATAATATAAACTAAAATAATGATAAACTAAACATTATCTACGTTTACCAAATAACCAAGAATTCTCTTGATATGTTTGTTTACTGACATTCATATTATTATCTCGATAATATAAATTATTATTATCCGTTCCCATTGAACCTATTTGATCAAATGCGGTACCATATGAATAGAATGATTTACTTGTCTCATATGATCTTTCACTCATAGTCCAAGAATCTAACATTGCTTTGTTCGCATTTTCGTTCTTTTGTAATAAATTAAATGATACATCCGCAGCATATAAAGCCATTGACATACCCATAATAGCATCATCATGTGTTCCTTTCATATGATCAGGTCTACCGTTCATATAAACAAACGTGTTAAGTTCGTTTAATAATCTTGCAGATCTAACAATAAATCCTTTTCTAAGTTGTTCCTCAAATGCTGCAACAATTTGAGTTCTTTTGTTGTTAAAGTTAAGACCTGGTATTTTCTCCATCGCCTTAGCGTTATAGTCCCAAATGTTTTGAGTATTAACACCCTCAACGTATACGTTTTTGTAATTTAACTCAGTTAATTTTCTTGATGTTGCAACTCCCATTCCACCTGTAATATCCGTTACAATAAACGCATTACCATATAGGATAGCCCATTTGTATGCAACTGCCGCTAAGTCATCGGGAGGTATTTTACCAATATATTCTGCAACCTGTTCCCTATCATCAAAATCTATAATTGATATAGCCGAAAAATCCTCACTATCTCCTCTACTAACATCCACACCCATAATATAACGATGACCAATTATTGGTTCTTTCCATTGCCAAAACGTAGCCTGCATGTATTTTTCAATAGGTTCTCTAATCATGTTTTTAGCAATATTCTCTTGAATATCACCAGGGATAACACCATCTCCCGAACCTAAGAAATCACATTCCAACTCCTGAGCAATTTTACGTCTATCGTATTTAAATTTCTTAGACATTGACTCAAACCACGAAGAAAATGGTTTATAACCATCCTCTAAAAGTTTGTTATATTCTTTCATATCAAAATCATGTAAAACAACTTCATCGTCATTATATTGTTCTCTATTCAACATGTAATGACAGATGTCCTGACATTTAACCCAATGTAAATCTTTGGTGTAACGAGGGTCTTTAAACCACCTTAAATCTGTTATATGGAAATCATTGATTCCACGTAATGCTTGGTCGTAAACACCGTAATAGATAGGGTCATAACCATTTGGAGTGGAGATAAGAATAATCTTACCACCCGTTGATAGGGACGCCATAGATGCTGCCCAAAAATCATCACCTGCTTCAATATATGCTGCCTCATCAAATACAAGTATGGTAGGTGTATAACCACGAAGGGCATCCGCTGAAGTTGCAACCGCCTTAACCTCACAACCATTATTTAATCTAAATCTACTCTCTGAGTTTTTATCAGGTGAGAACCCAACATTTAACCATTCAGGCCATTGTTCCAAGAAGTGTCTAACCTTATTAGCCATCTCCACCGCAGTATCACGTTTGTTTGCAATAAGTAGAACTCTCTCAGGATTATCGGGTTTTGCTAATTGTAATTTTTTTGATAACCATGCGGCCGTTACTGTTGTTACACCCGCCTGTCTATATTTTCTTGTAATGTTTTCGTTGTAATCTTCGTAGTCCTTTATTAGTTGAATTTGATCTTCAAACAGGTCCATTGGGACATACTTCTTCTGTGTATTATCGAATGTTTGTAAATACGTTCTAAGTGCATACGGAGTATCTTTTATAATCTTTGCATACTCAATTAATTGTTCCGTTCTGGTATTCATATATGTATAAATACAAAAAAAGGTGGTTATTGTAAACCACCTTTGTATTATTTCGTAGGTCTGTCTAACCCTAACTCGTCAAATAGACTGTCATCATCATCTTCTTCATCATTACCACCACTTGGTAAATCAACACCTAAATTATTTAAAAAACCCTTTAATTCATCGTTATCAGTTTCATCACTTATACCTGTTAAGTCCTCGTCAAATTCCGCCATCGTTTGTTCGTAATCGTAATTGTTGATGTCCTCTTCAATTGCACGAACCAATGTTTCCATTAAACGATTTCCATTCTCAGAATTAGAAACTATTTCTTTCATGAATACTAAGAATTCCTTTGCTGGTTTTTTGAATATATGTTGGAATACCATTAATTGAATAATTCCTTTATCTTCATCTGTCAATACATCTTCAGGGAATTTAGATCTAATTCTATCCCAAATTGCAGGTCCTAAACGTAAATCCCACATTTCTTTTTCCAATGTATCTTCACTATCTTCAATTGCTGTAAAGTCTTCTTCATTACCTTCTTCATCTCTTTTTCTACCTTGTAATGCAACTAACTCTAAAGTTCCTTTAATCAATTCGTGTATTAAAACTGGAAAGTTTACTGCTCTTGCTTTAACTGTCGGTGGATCAGTTTGTCTATCAACATCTTCTCTACCTGCAATATTACCAGCTTGACCCATTGCTTTCATGGTATCATTAGGTAATTGCCAATATAATGCGTCGTTTACTGACATCATAATTCCGTAAAGACCAACAAGCCTGTCGTTACCAACAATTTGACTAATTCTCTCTTCAGCGTAATGATACATGTAATGACCTCTTTTAGATGCACCTTGTATAATTGTATTTATAAATCTTCTTTTTGCTTTTTCTAAGTCAAGTTTCTCTAAATCATTAACGATTTCAATTTCGTTACCAAAATTCATTTCTTCTTCACCACCTTCTTCTTCACCACCTTCTTCTTCACCACCTTCTTCTTCACCTTCTTGGTCGTGATTAAAATCTTCAGGGTTGAATTCCCCCATACCAATAATTTTTGCATCATATTGAACTGACCCTTCAGGAATACCTAATTCCTTCATAACTAATTCAATCGCTAACGCTTCTAATTCTCCTCTGTGGTTTTGTTCAAACTGTAAGATTTGGTTGTGAGCACTCATCATTTGTTGCATCAATGGAGACATACCTTGTGTACCTCTAATAGTGGCATTTGTACCGGTATATTGTCTCATTTTAGCAACAACTTGTCTATATCTTTCTGAAGCTAATAGTTCTTGGAAGTTCTTGTTAGGTTCATCCCCTGTTTCAGGGAAAGGTATTTTTTGCAATGGGGTTTCTCCCGCAGCTAAATCATCTTGTACCCCTTGGTCAGGTCTATCCTGACTATCAAAATCCATTGGCATTTCATTCAAATTTTCTTGAATTAAAGATAAGAGTTTTTTCTTAGAAAATTGCATTTTAATTACTTTTTTTTCTCCTCGGCCATTTTTGCCTTTGGTTTAGGGTTTGTCCCTGGTCCAGGTTGAAAAGGAGTTTTTCTTGGATCTTCTCTTCTTGTTGGAGTTGGTCTTGTACCAGGTTTAGTTGATGGTGCGGGTTTTGAAGGTGCAGTTTTTGGTTCCGCACTTACAATGGCATCATATGACATAAACTCAGGAATACCGTTGTGTCCCTTTTTAACTTTAGGACCGAATTGGTGGGTCATTGTTTCAGACTCATTAAGTTTAGATTGGATAAGTTCCATAATTTCGTTTTTAGACGTAAAGCTATGAAATTCTTTGTTCTCCACCAAACCTTTAACCCAATTTTTTACTTCTTTAACATCTACCTTTTTACACTTACATTTAGATTCTACCTTTTCACACTCATCACATTTTTTAATATTTTTAAGTTGTGGGAAATCTTCTTTAGATTTCTGTAATGCCTTTTCACTTCTTTCATTGTGATAGTCACCCTCTTCTACTTCACTCTCTTTCTTTTCTTTTCTCTTATTATAACCATTAAAATCTGGACTTGGTGGTTTTCCTGGATTAAATGGATTTTTTCCCTTTTTTTCTTTAGACTCGTTATCCTTTTTCCAACTATCAACAAATTTACCAAGTTCTTTTTCAACTTCATGATCTTCAGGATCTCTACCTAAATCTTTTTTTAATTTTTCTTTAGTTGCACCTATCATAATACCATGTAAAGATTCGTCCACTTCTCCCTCTTCAGTTTCGTCAACTTCTTTTTTCTTAGGGGTAGATTTCTTTTTAGGAGTTCCACCAAATACCGTTGAACTACTTGATTTTGAACCTTTAATAGTTAAACCCATATCCGCTTCGCTCACATCTTCCTTTGTTTCACCCTTCTTTTCTTTATTCAAGATTGCAAAGTCGTCAGCATCTATTTTACCGTTCTTGTTTTTATCAATTTTATTTTGTTTTCCTTTTAAAATTTCTTTAACCTCAACAGTTTTATTTGGATCATTTGCCAATTTCTGAATTTCAGGATTGGATGCCATAGCTTGTGTAGTTGTTACAATTCTTTCTGATAAATCGTTAAGTTGTTTATCGGTAAAATTAACTAATGTCTTTTCAGAAAAACCTTCTTTTAAAAGTCTTCCTATTAATTCTGTTCTTTTCATGATTCCTTGAATTTTATTTCTTCTTTTAAGAGGATAAACCCTCTTGATTTTAATTTTTTTGTTACGTTTTCAATTGGTTCCGCAAACTTAAATGTTAGTCTTTCTTCTGTATTTTCAAAATCAAACTTTTCCCAAGCCATTGAAATTACACCATCTACAGCATCAATAACTCCGAAATGATCGGAGTCTTGAACTAATTCTAATTGTAAATCTGTATCTTTTAATAAACCAACTACGTCAACATATTCGATGTCAGGTGATTTAGACCGTTGGCAAGCCGAAGCAGGTATAACGAACCAATCGCCCATATCAATTTCAGTGGTCTCACTGAATACGAATTCGTATTGTTTTTGACCTTTGTAATCTGACCCAATTTCATTGACATATATTAGATGCATTTTTATTTAAAATATTTGCTTAATGTATCACCAATTGCAGCCTTTATTTCGTCCAAATCTAATTCTTTAGTTTCATCTTCCGCGTCCATTTCACCTTCTTCTTTAATTGAATACTTACTCAAATTTACTTCATCGGTATCCATTGGGGTATTAACGAATTCATCTAAAGCTGACATTGAATCGTATTCGTTCATATCTAATTCAGGTTCAGCAGATGGAGCAGGTTCTTCACCTGTTGGTTCTTCAGAACCCATTCCACCTTCTTCTTCCTCTCTTTCAAATTTCTTAGCAACATCTTCAATATCTTCATCTGATAATTTATCTAAATCAACTGCAGAAATAATCATGTTTAAAATGTATTTGATATCATCACTTTCCATTCTATCATGTAAATCTCTTAATTCTTGACCTAATTTACCAGCGTATTTTTGAGCTTCAGCCATGTAAGATGATCTCTTACCAGCATCTTCATCTTCACCACCTTCAGCAGGAGGAGCATCTGTAGGTGCATCCATTGGAACTTCACCTTCAGGAGATGGGGGAGGAACGTCACCTGATGCATCAGCCGCAGGTGCTGGAGGTAAATCCATCGGTGCTTCAGGCATTGGAGCCTCTTGTTGAGGTTTGTTTTGCTTTAACACATATTTTGTTGCTTCCTGTAGTTCTTCCTGTCCTTTCAACAATTCAAGTCGTTTGAACGCTTCGGCATACGAAGAGAACTTATTCTTGTTCTTCATGAACATACCACCGATATAATCGAGTGATGATTCATTTAATCCTCTCTTTACATAGTAACCGTCTTTTTCTTTAACGACACCATATACACCCCCGTTTTTAGATTCTTTCACTAATTCGGGTTTACTCGAAGAACGACTGTTATTTTTATTACTGTTGAAGTATGTTAATTCAAGGATTCTTTTTAACTTGTCGTCCCCGTTTAATTTTTCACTTCCTAGTGGTTTTAATTCTGCCATTTTATAAAATTGTTAAGATATACTTATTCTTATCCTATAAATACATAGATATATAGAAAAATTAGGTATAATTATTGTGTTATAGACAATTTCCTGTCCTTAAGTTGCGTTTTTAGTCTTAAAAGTTTTTGGATGTATCCGTTTCTTCTTAATAATTTGAATGTTAGATTTTCATAAGAATATTCCCCACCCGACTCTAAACCACTCTGTCTAAACTCTTTTATCTTTTTTCTAAGATCTTCAAGTTGATCAATGGTGATTTCTTTTGGGTTTTGTACTAACCGATCTATCTTTTTTCCAAACTCTTCACCCTTCTCTAAAATCTTTCTGTCATCAATATTCGGTTTATCTTTTTCAGGTTCTACAATCCATTTATTATGTAATACGGAGTAAACACCTGATGACACATGTTCCTCATTTACATCTTGGACGTAAACCTCAACATCATAACCTTTTATTTTAATATCATATTTTTCATTCCACACGTTTTTCTTCGCATCGAAAAACTCTTTTAAGATATCCATTTCATATTTGGATTCTTCAAAGTCAATAAGAATATGTAAATCAACGTCGGAGTATTGTGACCAATTATAGTTCGCTAAAGATCCAGTGAGAACTACATCATGTATAAAAAACTCAACCCCCAAACTTTCAATAAAGTCATTAGATACCTCAAGAAGTCTTTTTTTAATTTCATCACGCATAACAAAATGACCCTTTTTCTCCTCAAAAATTTGATCGGATAAAGTTTCTTTTGTTTCGAAAGATTTTACAATTTGTTTGTCTTTCTTTTTTCCCTCAATAAGTTCTTCAAATAAACTCATCCTTTTTTAGTATAGTTATGTGCTTTAGCGATATTTTCGTTAAAGTATTTTCCTTGGGATTCAGATAACCTAAATTTGGTGAACTTAGACCAAGGAACTTTATTATACTCATAAATACTTCCGTTATTGAATATAACGGTCAAGTCTTCTGTTTCTGTATGGTAAGAGACTTCTTTAAGATTGGATGATTGGACAACGACAGTAATAAGTTTACCATCAATTTTTTCTGATATTATTCCCATATTATATTGTTTATATATTATAGATAATAAATATCAAAAAATAAACCCCTCATTTAGAGGGGTTTAAGTTAGTTAGATACTTTTAACTTTTCTCGTCTTAAACTGACTCACAATGTTCTCGTTTAAGAACTTACCTTGTGATTTAGCCAATCTAAACTTTGTAAAAGTTGTAGACGGAACGTTTTGGTACTCATAAGATTTACCTGTTGTAAAGGTAACTCTTAAATTTTCTTTTAAAGTGTCGTAAGACGCAGCCTTTAAACTAGTGGAAGCGATTGATACGGTGATCATCTTTCCGTTGATTTTTTCTTTTTTTACTGACATGGTGTTAAATTTTATATTATAAATCTACACAAATATATCCATAAAAAAAAATTTTAGAGAAAATATTTTAATTCAATGAAATCAATCTTTCTAAACTTTTCTTCTTATCAATTGGTAATGAAAGAGTTAGAACTCCGTTTTCTACTTTTCCTTCGATTTCTTTTTCTTTAACATCTTCTGGAATATTGTAGGATTTCACAAAACTTCCAATAAAATGATGTGTATTATCACTCTCTTCTTTTTGGTAAGTGATCTTTAACACACCTTCTTTGGTAGAAATTTTAAGGTCTTCCTTTGTTAAACCAGGAACACTGATGGATACCGTGTATCCTAATTCATCTTTTTCGATGTTAGTTTCAGGAGTAGATAGAAATCCCTTCGTGTCCAATCCTCTAAAAAATGGGTCTTTAAATAATGTAATCATAATATATTGTTTTTATACTCTCTTACTAACAAAATTTTTGCCAACACATTAATTTAGACAACTTGTCATAGTTTTTTAATTTTATTTGACAACTTGTCATTAAAATAAATTTATACACAACCGTTTTGTTTTTAGTTCGATTTATGTTATGTTTGTACTGTAAACTAAACTTATTATTTATGTCAGTAGATTTTTTTGAGGATGGACCAACCACGAACCCCAAGAAGGTTAGAAAAGGGTCAAACACACCAATCTTGGACAATTTCTCTCGTGATCTTATTAAGATGGCTGAAGAGGGTAAAATTGATCCTGTAGTTGGTAGGGATAAAGAGGTAAAAAGAATTGCTCAAATTCTATCTCGTAAAAAGAAAAACAACGCGGTAATTGTTGGAGAGGCTGGTGTCGGTAAATCAGCGTTAGTTGAAAAATTAGCATTAATGATATACAAAGGAGATTGTCCTTCAAATCTCTTAGACAAACGTATCATGTCTTTGGATTTAACTTCATTAGTTGCCGGTACAAAATACCGTGGACAATTTGAAGAGAGAATTAAAGCAATTATCAACGAATTACAAGAGGCTCCAAACGTAATCATCTTTATTGATGAATTACATACTATGGTTGGTGCCGGTAATGCGAGTGGTGCGATGGATGCTGCAAATATTTTAAAACCCGCATTAGCACGTGGTGAATTACAATGTATTGGTGCAACAACATTTGATGAATTTAAAAAACATATTGAAAAAGACGCAGCATTAGTTCGTCGTTTTCAAAAAATAGTTTTACAAGAACCAACCGAAGAAGAAACATTAGAAATTCTTAAAAACTTAACAACATCATATCAAGACTTTCACAAAGTAAGTTATGAAGAAGGTGTTTTAGAAACTATTGTTAAACTTTCAGGTCGTTATATTACTGATAGACAATTTCCTGATAAGGCAATTGACGTATTAGATGAATTAGGTTCTGAAAAAAGAGTATCGTCTAAAATTCCTGAAGTAATTGAAAAATTAAAAAAGGAAATTGACATTATTAAAGAAAAGAAAGTTCAAGTTGTAAAAAGTCAAAATTACGAACAAGCTGCGAAGCTTCGTGATGAAGAAAGGAAGGTCACAACAAAATTAGATGAAGAAAAATTAAAGTGGTCCGACAAACAAAAAGATAATAAAATACCGGTTTCATTAGATGATGTTTACGACATCGTTAGTGATATGACGGGAGTTCCAATTACTAAACTTGACACTAAAGAAACTAAGAAGTTATTAGAACTTGAAAATATTTTATCTTCAAAAGTAATTGGTCAAGACGAAGCGGTTAAAACAATCTCTAAGGCAATTAGAAGAAATCGTGTAGGTATCAAAGAAGCAAATAAACCAATCGGTTCATTTATTTTTATCGGATCAACAGGTGTTGGTAAAACATATCTTGCAAAGTCAATTGCTGAAACCTTATTTGGTGATCCTGATAAAATTATCCGTGTTGATATGAGTGAGTATATGGAGAAACATAATGTATCTAAATTAATCGGTTCTCCACCGGGTTATGTCGGTTATGATGAAGGGGGTCAGTTGACTGAGAAGATTAAAAATAACCCATTCTCTGTCGTTTTATTTGATGAAATTGAGAAGGCTCATAAAGACGTGTTTAATATCTTACTCCAAATTTTAGATGAAGGACATTTAACAGATTCATTTGGTAGAAAAATTAATTTCACAAATACAATTGTTATCATGACATCTAACGTAGGAGCTAAACGTGTATCTGATTTAGGTGCAGGTGTTGGATTTAAAACTTCATCAAGTGAAGAACAACAATATGAAGTTAGAAAGACAATGATTCAAAAGGCATTGAAACAACAATTCAATCCTGAGTTTTTAAATCGTATTGACGATATCATTCTATTCAATTCATTAAATGATGAAACGTTAAGAAAAATTATTGGAATTGAAGTTAATAATTTAAACAAACGTTTAATTAATAAGAACTACAAAATTAATTTCGATAAAACGGTTATCAATAGAATTTATGAATTGAACTCACAAGAAGAGTACGGTGCACGTCCGTTAAAACGTATTATACAAAATCTTTGTGAAGACTTTTTGAGTGAGGAAATTTTAAAAGGTACAATTTTAGAAAATGTACAATATATTTTGAAATATAAGGACGAAAATTTAACTATCACTAAAAAAACCACCAATATTGAATCAAAATAATCTTTGGGTATTTGGAGATTCCTTTTCTGTTCCATTTAAAAAAATAGAAAAGGAATGTCCTTATGTCCATTATAAAGGGTACTGTCCAAAAATATATTCAGAACTTTTATCTGAAAAATTAGAATATAATTTAATTGATATGTCAATTGGTGGATGTTCTAATTATAGTTTATTCCATAAATTTATTGACTGTGTAGAAAAAATTAAACCTAATGACATTTTAATATTTGGTTGGACACAACCAATTAGATTTAGGGTTGCATCTAAACATAATGATTTTTATGACGTTATGATTGCGGTTGTAAAACATATGACTGACATGTTTACACTTAAAGTTGATACGTTACAGGACATAACAATTAATCGAAATGAAAATTCCGTTTATTACACCGAATTATCGGATTACATAAAACTTATAAATTTTACATTAAAAAATAATAAAATAATTCATTGGACTTGGGTAGAACCATCTAATAAATTTTTTACTGATGAAAAACAATATGAAAAAGCATATTATGATTTATTAGAACCATATAAAAAATATCTTTTAATAAAAGAAGAAACAAATAAAGAAATTGACGATTTTCATTATGGTGAAATTGCTCATTTAGAATTATCAGAAGATTTATATAAAAAAATAATGTAAATAGTTGACTTTTTATTAAAGTTATATATATTTATATCACTATAGGTTCTCTTTGTCGATTACCTTTTCGTTTTTCAAAAGTAAGTGGGGTTGAACCCACCCAAAGACCTTAAACCCCGACATCTCGTTGGGGTTTTTTTATGTAATTTGGTTTTATCGTTAAACTTTCGTATATTTACTATATATGAAAAAAGTAACATTTATTTTAGCTCTTGGTGTAGCACTTACACTAACAGCATGTGGTTCAGGGTCAGCCGCAACAGAAACAACAGACTCTACAGTAGCTCCTGTTGCAGATACAACTGCAGTAGTCGCTGATTCAACAGTATCACCTGTAGAAGGTGGTGGTGTTTTATTAAAAGAAGGTGCTGAAAAACCAGTATCTAATGAAGAAGTAAAATAAGAAATAGGGGTTGGTTTATTCTGACCCCCATTTTTTAATCCTAAATCTCTCCTATGGATATTACAAACGAGACACAAGGCGAATTAATATTATTACGAGGTTTACCTGGTTCAGGTAAAACAACTCTAGCAAAAATCATACTACAACTTAGAAGTACGGACGAACCTGAAATTTTATCTGCCGATGATTTTTTCGAAGATAAAGAAGGTGATTACAATTTTGATCCTACTAAATTAAAAGAAGCTCATAACTATTGTCAATTTAGATGCTCAGAAAGAATGAGACAACAAAAGGCAAAGATAGTTGTTGCAAATACTTTTACCCAAGAATGGGAAATGGACGAATATTTTAAAATGGCTGAAAGATACAATTATCGTGTTCATACAGTGGTTGTTGAAAACAGACATGGTAATGAAAATATTCATGGGGTTCCCGAAGATAAACTTCAACAAATGAAGAATAGATTTCAAGTTAAACTTTAATGAGTCAATTTATTTCTTCTTTTATTGAATCCATAAATCCAAAACCAAAGATGAAATTTCACGCTAACTTACATAGAAACCAATGGTCAATATATCCATTACCTTTTGTTTATTTTTATTTTGAAACATGTCAACCAGATTCTCATGTATCAATTTGGAAAAACAAAATATGTGGAGTATATTTGTCCTTTAATTGGTTGAAACATACTTACAACATCGGAATCCACAAAACAATAAACTAATGTTAGAGATTTTAGAGAAATATTATACTGATGGTTTGTTACATAAACAAACACATCCTACTAAAGATTTGACTATATGGAATTATTCTCCTAAAGTTCAATACGAAAGATTGTGGGATGATATTACTTTGCAATGCCGTGGATTGGTGACCAATTCAAAAGGTGATATTGTTGCAAGACCATTTAAGAAATTCTTTAACTACGAAGAACATAAACCAGAAGATATTCCAAATGAAACTTATGTTGTTTATGAAAAGATGGATGGATCATTAGGTATTCTTTTTAATTATGAAGGAGAATGGATATTATCCACTCGTGGTTCTTTTACATCACCGCAAGCAATTAAAGGAAAAGAAATTCTTGATAGACACGACATCAGTGCGTGGAGAAAAGACAACACATATTTGTTTGAAATTATTTATCCTGAAAATAGAATTGTTGTTGATTACAAAGGTGAAGAAAAATTAGTTGTTCTTGGTGCTTTTCATACTGAAAGTGGAATGGAAATACCTGATAGTAGTTTATTTTGGACACAAGATTCAGGATTTGAAGTTGCTATGACATACAAAACTTGGGGAGAAGGATATGATTTACTTAAAGAAGAAATATCTAAAGATAGAGAAGGATATGTAATTAAATTTAAGAATGGTTTTCGTATGAAAATCAAAGGAGAAGAATATAAAAGATTACATAAAATATTAACCAACTTTTCATCCAAAGATATTTGGGAATTATTGAGGGATGGAAAACCTATGGATGAATTTTTAGATAGGGTACCTGATGAATTTTACAAGTGGGTTAAACAACAAGTGAGTTCTTTTGAATATGCCAAATACAGAATTGGTGAACATTGTGGTAAGATACACGATTATTTTAGATATGGAAAATATGGTGATGTGGACCCAATGCCAACAAAAAAAGATTTTGCGTTACATTTAGAAAAATGTAATGTTGAGACATTTTATAGACCAATATTATTTGCAATGTGGGACGGAAAACCATATGAACATATTATTTGGAGAATAATGAAACCTAAATACGAAAAACCATTTAAGAAAGATGAAAATTAATAATAGATTGAGATTATACCTTGACGATATAAGAACTCCTGTGGATGATGATTGGATTGTTGTGAGAAATTATGATGAATTTGTTGCACAAATAAAATTACATGGATTAGGTAATTTTGAAGTTATATCCTTAGATCATGATTTAGGTGAAGGTGCTATGGTGGAATACTATACAAATGTAAAAAATAATTATATGTTGGATTACAACAACATAGAAGAAAGAACGGGAATGGATTGTTGTAGATATTTGGTTAGTGAGAGTATGAACGAAAAAATACCCTTACCTCAAGTATATATACATTCCGCAAACCCTATTGGTTCCGCAAATATGATGGGATATATCAACAATTATTTAATGAATTGTAGACTACCTCAAACCTGTGTAAGAGTTCAAATTAATCACACCATTAATGAAATCCACATGTTATCCCCTGAAGCACGTAAAGCAAAGTGGGATCGTAGTATGGAGAATGAATAATTCTTGGATATTCAAAAAAAATCATTATTTTTACGTTCATAACTAAACAAACTAAACACTTACCCACATGGAAAATTTGGATCAACCAAAAAGAAGAAAGAAACCTTATAAAGAATTGATTATCAATGGAATTTATAAGGATTGGAAAAGTTTTTACGAACCAAACAAAGAAGACATTTATAAATCTATAATTGAAATTTTTGAGGAGTTTAAAAACACAAGAAAAAAATCTTTAGTATTAAAACTTTCAGCTAAGTTTAAAAACACTGATTGGAATACAGAATTTGAATTTCATCGTAATGAAACCATTGTTTTAAAAAGAGATATTTTACCTTTTTTTGAAGAAAATGAAGATTATGAAATGTGTGGTCAAGTATTAAATTTACATAAAGAATTGACTTCTTAAAATATAATTAATATATTAGTAAAGTATCAGGAGAGAGGTACATTTATTTTTTGTCAAGTCCTCGAGGTTTATACTTCGGGGATTTTTTTTATAATACCATTCTACTACCTATTTGGAAATTACTTAAAAAATCAGAAAATGGTTTGGTGTTTCCACTCATTTTGTAGTTTGCGGAGAACCCAAATCTCTTACTAATTTTATAATCAAATGCTGCACCTAATAAAAATCCCATATGTCTATTGACTGTTGTTACACCCGTTGCACTATTATAACTTATAGGTGCAAACATTGTAAATACCTGTGGTGATATTGTTAATTTTTTATTATACTGATAAGGTTTAGTCCAAAACACAATTGCAGATGTAGCCATATTGTATTCAAACCCACCCGTCTCATCGTTTTTAAGTAATAGATTAATTACACCCACATTATAACCATATGTTCCTTTTTTTGCAGTTGGTTTGATGTATGTATATCCTAATAAATTCATATAGTTTCCACCTAAGTACGCAATTCCAGTTCCGTATGAATGTATTGCGTCTAATTGTCCATCTTCGGTCATTCCCATTTTTGTTATACCACCCGTCATTACGATTGAACTTAAATTACTATTCACCATCAATCCAGCACTATAACTCACATCACCTGCTAACGATGATTTACTAAGTCCTAATGATATAGACGCTAAGAAACTACCCGGAGTTGCTTCCATAACACTTATATCCGATGCCAATAGTGTTGGATTTGTTACCTCTTGTTTTTTCTTTTTTTCTTCTTCTTTTTTCTTTTCTTCCTCTTTCTTTTTCTCTTCCTCTTTTTTAGCTTCTTCTTTCTTCTCTTCTTCTTTTTTGGCTTCTTCCTTTTTCTCCTCAGTCTTTTTTTCTTCTGATTTCTTTTCTTCGGTTTTTGCTTCTTCTTTCTTTTCTTCTGTTTTAGCTTCAGTTTTCTTTTCTTCGGTTTTTTGTTCTGCAGGTTTGTCCGATTTAGTTTCAGCAGGTTTTGCCTCCGCGGGTTTTGCTTCAGCAGGTTTTGCTTCTGTTGATGATGAACTACCACCACTTGCAGGAGGTGGAGATGAACTACCACTTGCGGGTGGTGGTGCAGCTGCCGGTGGAGGTGCTGCCGTTGGTGGGGGTGCAGTGACTACGGGTGGTGGGGGTGGTGGTGCAATGTTTATTGGTGGTGGTGTTGCTGCATTTGCCGCTGCAGAACTTGCTGCCGCACTTGCCGATGAACTTGCTGCCGATGATGCCGATGAACTTGCAGCCTTTGCCGCAGCCTCTGCAGCCGCCTTTGCTGCAGCATCTGCGGCAGCTTTTGCGGCGGCGTCCGATGCCGCTTTTGCTGCGGCATCTGCAGCTGCCTTTGCGGCTGCGTCAGCGGCAGCTCTTGCTGCAGCATCTGCGGCAGCTCTCGCGGCAGCTTCTTGTGCCAATCTTATATTATCATTTATAGGACAAGGAGTTGAAAATATTGAATTTACCCATACTTGAAACGCACCACTACTCATGTCAGCTAATGTAACTATTTTAGATTTACCTCTAATAACTGCAACCGTTTGATTTTGACCAAAGGGAATTGTTACCACATAGACTTTATTGTCACATGGATCAATATATGTTTGTGTTATAGTACTTTGACTAAACGACTTAACATAAAAAAATAATATTAGGAGAGAGATAATATATTTTTTCATTATTCGTTATTCAAATTTTTCATTATAATCTTTTATTGTAAATGGACAATATACTGAATATCTAATGTCTTTTGATAAGTTTTTAGTTACCTCATGTACGTAATTGTATTTTTGATGTTCAATCAACACACATTTATTAAAATTTGGTAAAACTTCTATTTCACCATTTTTAGTATAAAGTTTTAATAATGACCCATCATCAAATTTTCTATCGTTGTTTATAAAAAATACAGCAGTAAATAATCTTTCACCATTTGGGTCACTATCAAAATGTTTCTTAATAAATGATCCTTCTGGATATACATTTATATGACCAACTAATGAATCTTTAAAATTTGGTTTAATTTTTTTATTAAATAATTCAAATAATATGTTTTCGTAACATTTAGATATTAGATCATAAATTCCATTAGTTTTTAACAAACTACTATTATGTGTTAATAAAAAATTAAAATAATCATTTTCATTAAATCCATATTGATCATTTAATTTATTTAAAAAACAATAATCTGTATAATTCAATGAATATGAATCTACTATTTTATTGTATCTTATTGGATCTATTTCTTTAACTTTATTTTCCACATCATTTGACCATTGTAAAAACCCTAACGAGCTATTAATCTCATCAACATTTACGTCAAAATTAATTAATGATGTATTAAGTTTAACAAACTCATCTTTAGTAAGATAATTTTCTAAATCAAATATTTTATAGTCAAAATCTAAATTCATTATTTGTTATTTAAACCTATTGATATTTGTGTGTATCCTCTTATTGGGTCGGTATCTAATTTTAATGTAACGAATTTAAAATCTTTTATAATACCAACTTTAAATGTGGTAAATGATGAATTTGATTTTGGAAATGAAATACCACCTAAGTCATCTTTACCTTGCCATCTAATAACTTCATTACCAAATCCTACCATACCATGTATTCCTATTTTACCAATTCTTTTACCACCACCAACATAGAAAGTTGATTCTTTTTTCCAATCTTCTTTACTAAGTGGAAAGTCGACATTGTTAATTTGACCATATGGATAATAGCTATTTTGGTCTATTGCGTAAGTCATTACATAATCCATAATAAAATATCCTCTCTTGTCACCAATCGTTCCCCAATAAGAAATTTGTTTATTATTTGTATGTCCAAATCCAAAGGAGGTATAAACACGTTCTTTTCTAATAGTATCTCTTTTTCCACCTTCATATATATGAATTACACTTCTTTGTCTCCATCCGTAATCATCATACCAAATATAAGGCATTGGTTGATACCATCCCCAGTTTCCCCAATAGTAACCAAATTGATTATTTCTATTCCAATTTTGAACACGTACTCTACCACGTTGGTCTGGTTGTGATTGTTGAGGTTGATTATTTCTCCAACTACTTACATTATTTTGTTGTGGTACAGATGGTTGAACTCTTGTTTGAGTTGATTGTGATGTTTGTGATGATGCTGGAACACTTCCACCAGTTTGTCTCCAAGAACTAACTTGGGAATATAACATTATTGTGCAGAATAATATTAATATTAATATTAAACCTGTAACTAATAAAACCTTTTTCATACTGTTTCAGTTAAAATTGTGGTTAGTAAATAACCGGTTATTATTGGGAATGGTGAAAATATTAAAAAAAAGAACAATAACCTCCAAACCAATGGATCAACATTTGTACGGTGACTTAAACCACTACATACACCAAAAAAAACTTTGTCGTCGTGAACTCTTTTAAACTTTTTCATATAATATAAATATTAAAAAAGGGGTTATAAAACCCCTTTTAAACATATTCTATCTAATTCTTCTTGCCTTAAACCTATGGTTGAATCTATTTGTCCTCCGTCGGATAAAATGTTTACTAAATAAAGACCAAATTTTTTATCACTTATCTCAATTTCTTGCCCATGTATAAACCCCATATCCATCAATTTTAATCTCATACATGGTGTACAATTTTCACAAGGATTATTTTGTGGAACGTCCACTACTTCATATTTCATTATTTCGTGAATATACCTTTTTTAATCATTCTATCAAGGATGTTAGCACATGCAATGTCTAAAGCTTTCTTTGTTGCAATACTAATTGTTGATTGATTGAACTTAATTGGGTCAATGGTCGCATCCGATAAAAGGGTTAACTCTCTTTTTGTTGTTGCCTCACCTAAACCTGACCCACCAAATACTACACCTGTTTCAGCATCAGTAAATCTAACCTGAAGACCTATACGAGTTACCATATTGTCTTTAATACCGTCTTTTAGGTTAATAGTTTCGTCTTCTGACACCGAGTAGTCATAACACTCAATCGTAACAAAATACTTCGCCAAATTGATTTTACCACGACCGTCTAATTTATTCTCAGAAATACCCGCAGCAGACGCTTGGAATTGTTTTACCATCCTATTCTTAATTTCTGTCTTATCCTCGGTAAATTTGAATCTATTTAAGTTTTCAAGGTATTCCATTGAAATGTTAGCAACACCCAAACCAACACGTTTTTCTTTTAACTCAGGATACATTTCATACATCTCATCAGAAATGCCTGCCTTTAATATTTGAATTGGAATTTGAGGACCGTCGTAATCCATGTAAGCACTTATGTCTCGTTTTTTTTCAAAATCTGCTTTATACTGTTCGGTTTTTGTTGATCCTATTGTTTGTCCCATTGCATTATCTGCAATTAAACAGGTTAAAATAAAAATTAAAAATATTATTAAATGTCTCATAGTTTTATATTAAGGGTTCCATTTATTTAATGCACTTATGTAGTTACTCGTCATATGATCTTTGGCAGTATTACCTGTGAATACAGCTTTAAGATATTCACCAACTCTTTGCCAATCAATCATCCATTTTTTAACTTTACCCTCACTATCAATACGTAATTCAGTATTAACGTGGTGATATCCAATATTTGGGGCACGAGTAACAACATCTAAATTATTAACAATCCTTAATGATTCAATTGATGATTTATCAAAGTTCTGTTTGAATACTTTATTACCAACTCTTGGACTACCGATAGTACAACATATAATTTTATTTGATTTATAAATTGAATAAATCTCATATGCACATAAGGTAGAAACTGCAGCTCCCAAACTGTGACCGCAAACAATAATATTATCAACTTCACCCTCCCCACCTAATGTGGATAATGCTTTTTCAAATGATTTATAAGTTTCGTCTTTAACAGCGTCCCAAGATGATTTAAATCCAATGTGAACTTTTTCACCATCTTGAACAAATGGAACTTTATCAATTGATGCGTCGTTTTGGAAATCCTTTTTAGAAGAACTTCCTCTCCAAACGATATAGATAGATTTATCCTTTGTGGCAACAAATCCTTGTGTATCTGTTTTTTTATCGTCAATCCATTTAATTAATTTTAATCTTTGTGCTTTAAAATCAATGTCTTTTTGTTCTGAATATACTTTCTCGGTTAAACCGACATTGTATAGTATTTCGTTTTTTGTCATTGTGTATTTGTTTTTGTTATAATATTACTGTCTTGCTGGCCATATACCACGAGTGGCTATTATGTATTTCATACCATCCATAGGTGGTTCCATTTTAGGTACCGCAAATAAATTTGGTGTTGCTCCGTATCTATCTTGCAGTAATACATATAACGCCTCATTTTCCCTTATGTTTAATAATTGTCCGTTGCATTCTACATATCCTTGAGGAGCGTAGCCTCCTGCAAATAATTTAATTGCCCCAATTAATTCTTCTTCCATAGTTTATTGTGTTTTTGTTTTAGATTGATCACCCTTCTTTAAAAATATATCAAATATTGTTTTAGGACTGTATTCTACAAGTAATATTAAACCCTTCCTCAACGTAGAGTTTTTTACAACGTGATTTAAAATATCTTTAATAACCTCTTTAATGGCGAAATTTTTAGTGTCAAAATATGTTCCATCAAAATATCTTGGACTTGTTCCCTCACCACCTGGTGAACCGTGATGAGCACCTATAGAGGTACGCCAATAATCAGCATGATTTTGCCATTCAGGAACTGAAACCAATTCAGGTGAATCAAAAAATAAATTCCACGATAATACATTACCCTTTTGTAACATATTACCAGTACCTAAGTTAAAAAGATTTAAAAAGTATTGATTAAACTTATCTAATTTGTGATCACTTGTTGTTACCATTCCTCCTATTTCTACATTGATATGTCCTGTACTATATGCTTCTTCCTTTATTGCAAATTCAGGATTTTTAAATCTTGGTGATAAACCCTTTCCGAGTTGAAATATAGGTTCTTTAGGATTTCCTGGTAGATGTGTTAAAACACGAATAGCATTTTCTTTGTTGATAGGATACTTACGAGAACTGTATTTTAATAATGGCCAAATTGCTCTTAATAGACCACCTTGATTTTCACCTGGTGTTAACCAAATTTTTCCCTCAACCATCATATCCGCAGCAATTTCCTTTGTGTCTTCATTAACCCATCCTCTTTGTCCCGTAACTGTTACTTCCACATTGATACAAATCTCATCTCCAATCCACATCCCTTGTTGAGGACAGATTATGGAATAAATTCTACCTTCATTGGTATATCCTATTCTTGAAATATAAGGAGCAAATTGTACATAACAACGTTTTGGGTCTTTTTCCCCATTTAGGGTATTCCAACTAAACATTGGCCATTTAACACCCCATTGTCTTTGTAGTAAATTAATGTTATCCATATTACCCAACATAGGTAATGAGGTTAAATCTGTGGTAGGATATAGCATTTTCTTTTGTTTTTCAGATGGAAAACCACCTTGCCATCCCGTAGGAATTTGTTCGTTTGTCATATTCTTTTAATATAAATACACAAAAAAGGGAGTTTTTAACTCCCTTTTATACTAACCTTCTGTTTCTTCTTTCTTTTTGTGAGAGAATTTATCCAAAGTATCTGCACCCATTCCAATTCCCGTGATTAACATCACCGCATTCACCAATTCAGGTGATGGAGCGAAATCCGCGTGAGAGAACGAATTTAAAATCATCGTAATACATAGGAATAAAGCACCTATCATTGCTATTACCGGCTTTACCGATATTGATCCTCTTTCATCTTTGAAAATTTCAATAACCCATTGTTTAAAATTCATAGTTTTTTATTTTTTGTCTTTTGTTTATTTTATCCTTCCGTATGCATTTCTGCATTTTCATCTTTAATTTTACCACATTTTAAACACTCCTCAATGCCATCACCATCCAAGTCACCCCAAACGTGTTCACATTGTCTATGTGCGAAATACATATCTATTTTACCGTCACCATCAAAATCAATACCATCTATTGTACCATCACCATCTTCATCAACCTCAACACCTGTTCTTGGTTGTGATTTGAAAGGACTTTCAACAACTTGAGGATTATTTGGTTCTGATTTTACCTCTACTTTGTTTGCCTCAATTAAGTTGATTTCATGTGCGTTCTTTGCGGCTTGCACAAATGCATCTGGAATCAATGGAGTGTTATTTGGTGGAGTTACAGGCATATCAGCAGTATTACTCATTGACGTACCATCTTCTTCGTCCATTTTCTGAACTAACATCTTATCCTTATCAGTATCACTAAACCAATAGTCAATGATTTTACCATAACTACCGATAAACGCTCCTAATAATAATAAAAGAAGTTCTTTCCATTCTCCTTCAATCGTAGATTTATTTAATATACCAAAGAACATTCCTCCAATAATAATCATAAATCCACCTAACACTATCGCAGTGATATACCACCTGCGTTTCATCATATTTGCTAATAAATCCTTAAATCCGCTTGGCGGTTGTTCATTACTCATCTTTTTTTAATTTAAAATTACCATTTAGGTGCTTCTTCTTTAAACTCATCACCTTCTTTTTTCTTAGGTTTTGGTGCTGGCGCCGGTTTAGCACTACCGTCTCCACCTTTATTGATGATTACAGTTTTACCACCACCCGATTGTTGAGTTTGTGAATTGGTAATGTTGATTACAGGTGCCGCTTGTTGAACGGGAGCCTCTTTTTCGTCACCACCTGTTAATTTTGTTGTAAACCAACCACCCACACCTAATGTGATGGTGCTTACTAAACCGATAATGATGTTCTTAATTGAACCACCTGTACTTTCTGATTTTTCTTGTTCTTCTGCCATAATTTTGTGTTTTTTGTCTTTATATAATTATCTTAAATTTTATTAAAATCTGTAATTCCTAACATATTACCCGCAACATCGTATAATGCAATCCTATACGCTGAAGATGGTAAAGCGGATGTATACACCCTTAAAATGTTATCACCAACCTTAACCTCACTTGTTGATTTTGATACCACTCTATTGGAAATATCAAAAATCTTAACGGTTACAGTTTGAGCAACATCACTTTTTATGTTCATTGCAACTTCATTTGTTATAAATGAAGTTTCTAATTTTAATCCCACTGAACTTGAGATTTTAAGGTTGTCACTAATCACTTGTGGTTGCATTGGTATGTCTACTTTTCTACATCCAACAAGTAAGATTAATCCAAAGAGTACGAGAGATACTTTTTTCATTTTTTGTCTTGTTTAATTTATAATTATTCTTGTTTTACCTATTTGATTATTATTTTGATCCTTTAACACGACACTTAGGTTTTTTGTCGGTAAAGTATTAGTAAATATTTTAAGAGAGTTTAATCCTACTTTACCAGTAAACCTTTCCCTTGATACTACTTGGTTTTGAACCGTATCAATCATTGTTAAAGTATATACTCCTCCTGTAGTTAAATTAATATTAATAACATCCCCGTTTTTTACCTTATTTTCAGATAAGGAGAAAAATTCCACATTTGTCGGTGACACAGGTGTAAACGGAACCATTTTTTTGCACGATATTATAAAAACCATACAACACAATAATATAATTTTGATACGTTTCATATTTTAAAATTGAAAGTTTGTTCCTATCATAAATAGAATTGGATTACTCTTTTTATACCCAACCGATTCACTTAATTTATTCCAAGTTGTGTTATATCTAACATTAGTATTCAATACAAATTTTTTAGTTATTTTCCAATCAATAGATGTACCATAATATAAGTCCAAATTGAAATCATCTACATATGCTAAATCCGATTCAGTCCCATCTTTGAATACTTTGTAGATATCACTCATTGCAAATATTTGTGGTGAGATGTTTACTCTCTTTGTTTTGAATGTATACGTATACATTGCCATACCTCTATAACTAATTTGACTTGATGATGGCATTTGTGGATATATTAAATCTTTAAAATCACCATTTTCATCTACTATATATTTTCCTTCCCATTGACCTTGATAACTTCCCCAAAACGATTTTGACGCAATCACACTATAACCAAATGTTCCAAACTTTTTAGTTCTGAATACATCAATGAATGATAGAGAAATATCTTTTTGAAAATCAAAATCGGTTGAATAGAATGATTGTAATGTAGTAGTTCTTGTATTCGTATTTCTACTGAAACCATAACCCACACCATAGTAGTTCCATATTGGATTTATTGATGATGCGAATGAGTGACCCCATTTACCATTTTTAGATGATTTACTATATCCTAAATTTAAGGTAGTAGATACTTGTTTTCCAATTACACCTACTGATAAATTTGAGGATGAAAGAACATCTTTTGAAAAATCAATATATGACTCTAATATACCTAAATTATTCCAATCACCACTTTCTCCAAATAATTCTTTTGGTGATAGTTGTAAGGTATCTGGTTTTACAATTTGTGCGTTTGTAACAAATGTTGTCAAAATTAGTGACAGAATTAATAATAGTTTTTTCATTAATTTATTTTTATTTTTAATGATTTTCCATCTTTATTAACTGCGTCCGTTGAACCTATTGAAATTAAACCCAATATGTTATCCAATTTTGTGTTTGACGAAAATGAAATCTTATATGTTGTTGTCTTATCTAAACTTGTACTACCATCACTTACCAAAGAACCTAAATTAATGTAATTACCCTTGTTGGTTGCATAGTTGGTAGGTGAACCTTTTGTGGTAAATTGTATTCCTTTAAAATTTAAGACCGAATTATCGTAGTTTAATTGAAATTGAGTTCCTACCACGTTTTGTTGTAATGGGTCAAATGTGATGTAAGCATAAACACTATCACCAATTACTTCGGTCATAATAGATGCGTTGATGTCAGTTGATATTGGTGTACTCATTGATGTTCTAACTGTCATCGTTGTGATATTATTTGATGGAGGAGTTGCCGAATGTGATAAGTTTACATCACCTTTCCAACTAACAGCCAAATCGTAGTTATAACTTATTACATTATCTAATAAACTAAAATTATAAGTTTTTCCTGCAAAATTTTGAAAAGAACTCCAAGTTGACTTACCAATTTTATTATAAATTGAATCAGGTATCAAACGTATTGTATTATCCAAAGTATAATTACTAACTAAGTTTTGTACACCCGTTAAATTTTGTAATAATTTGAAACAATCCGCTTCATTAAATAAACCATCATCATTTACATCTGCGTTTTTATATTGAATTCCGTAAGTAAACTCATTACCACTTTGATTTCCAAATATACCACCATTTGCCAATTCCTTAAATGCCAAATACACATCTGATACTGTTACGATACTATTATACAAAGTTTTTAATTGTGTACTATCATATTCTTGTAATTCCATTTTGTGTTGTTTGAACGCACCTTGTTGGGTAAGTCCAATACCACATGCAAATGCATAGTCGGTATTTGAACCATTCATATTTCTAATATATTGATTATATGCAGAAGTTCCATCGGTTACTTTTGTTAATGGAGATGGAACAGTATATTGTGCCCAACCATTATTGTCATGTGATGTATATGTAACAGGCCCATCATACGCATCTAATATTTTTACATTTGATATTTTCGTTGGGTCTATACTTCCAACTTGTCTCATATCAATTAACAATCTACTATTACCATTTAACCAACTTGCATTTGGATTTGTATAAGACCACTCTACCCCACCCGGAGATATAGTTGCTTTGTATGATGCAGGTGCCGATACGAATTGGTAACTTAATCCCCATCCACCATAACCCGATGTTGATACTCCATTACGAGTTGAACCAACATATTCACTTAACCCCTGTACTACTTTAATATAAACTTCTTTTGTTTGTCCGTCTGATATTACACCAGCATGTACCGCTGCGGCTGGAATATATGAATCACTTGTATAGATATCGGTTCCCCATATTGCTCCACCTGTTGTACCTGTTATTGTTATTCTATATATCTTACCAATATCCGATTCATTAAATTGTTGCATATCGGATGTTCCTGCTGTTAATGGAATACCAGTTGTATAAATCTTTGAAGTATCTATTTGATTTGAAAGAAATACTTTACCCAAACCACTCAATGATTTATAACCATCCGCCGCTGCCCAATTTGAATATGTGTCGTTTCTTTTGAATATCTGTGCTAAGAATTTTGTTTTATCTATTGAAGTATTAAACTTAAATCCAAATAATGCTTTTATAGTTTCTCCGTTTGAATGTGTTACTGAATTGGTATAGAACTCCGTAAATGTTGCATCATCGGGATTAGACCAAGTTCCATATTCAATTACATATGGGTTACTCCAATTGTTTGATAAGTCATTCCATTGATTACCATTCCATTTTGTTACTGCATAATCCTCACTATGATTATATCCGTTTGGTTCACCATTTGCCCAATTATTATACACACCTGGTCGGTTTCCGGCAGTTGGTCCGTTGGATGTTTTCATCACAGTCCCCTTTTCAGGACCCGCATCAATTACCCAAGTTCCATCTATAACTTCATCTGTTGCTGCAAACCATATATTTGATTGTGGTACATTAGCTTGAATAAATAAATCTTCCGATGATGATGTTAGTGTTAATAGATAACCCGTCTGTCCTTTGAATGTTGTTGTTAACGCAATTGCTCTTGCGTTTGTATAAGTTGTACCGGTTGTTACGGGTTTGTAAAAGTGACCATTTACTCCATTGAAATAATATCCTGGTTGATTAACAGTTGCGGCCACTGAAATATTAATATCACCAATTACTGTTCCTGTGTTTATTTTTAGAGACGCTAACGCAGTATTAATACTTGCCATTGTTCCAGTTACCACTAAACGAGTTTTATTACCACTTAAAGTAAATCCACTTGCTGCCGTTAAACCCGTTGTTGTGTTTAATACGAATGTTGTACCTGATGGTGGATTGACTAAACTTATAGAAGCAAGTAAAGTAGATGTTGCACCAAATCCACTTAATGAAAATCCACTAGCGTCTTGTCCTGTGGTATTCACAGTAAATGATTTAGGGTCTGGAGCCGTTACTGACTGACCAAACCCTAAAAATGATATAAATAAAAATAATACTACTAATAGTTTCTTCATAAATTATTCAACAATCAAATTAATCTTGTTTCCGTTTCCATCAACCGCGTCAGCTAAAACTGTATAAAATAAACCCGCCGTATTTGTTATGGTTTCTTTCGGTATAAAAGTTAATTTGTAAGGTGTCCCTATTTTAATTCTACCAGTTTTCATTTGATCCATTGAACCGAATGTTAATCTACCATCTCCATTTGTTGAGAAGTTAGTTACGTTTGGACCGGCGTCAAATGATATATTATCAAATGTTAATTTTGAATTGTCATATTGTAAGATTACCTCTAATCCCGCTAATCCGTCTTTTGTTAATGTTCCCGTTAATACAACTTTACCATTAACAATTGTAGAGTTTAATCCTAATGTTGCCTTTTCAATTGTTGGTGTATATGACATTGATTGAACTGAAAATGATTTGATTGATGAGGTACTTTTTTCATTAATTGAGTTTAAATAAGTTCCTGCCGCAATTCTACTTGCGATTACATCAGGGTCAGATGAATGAGACCAATCCAAATCACCACCCCATGCGTATACCATATCTACCGATTGATTTGATGATGTTACTTTTGTTTTGTAAGTAGGTACACCATCTAACCAACTTTGATTTAATAAACCACTATACCATTTGAATAAACCACTATTTGTACTCAATGGAATCCATGCACTATCTTTTACATTAGCGATACCCATTACATATGCAAACATATAATATGAATCACTTTCACTAAACACACTTTTACTCTTTGTAATTTGACCTATATTCTTTTGTAATTGTGGTCTTGTAAAATAAGTTTTTACACCCGCGATATCCGTTTGTGAAATACCTAAAAATGCTTTATATGCGTCTGATACTGTTATAATGTTATTCATAAAAGTTTTTCCTGTTGCACCATACATCCACACCGCCAAACTATCTCCCACTTTCACTTCTGTTGTAAATGTCGCCTCACCACTTGCATCTAATACTTTTGTTGCAATTGGTGTTACTGTAAAATCAATTGTACCATCTGTTTTTATTGGAAATAATGCAACACTGTGTGCGGTAATATCATATCCTGTTGGGAATAAAACTCTTAGTTTGAACTGAGACGTATTACCAACAACATTTGTTAAAGACATTGTACCTGGATCAGTTGTAATTGGTGTAATGTATGCACTTGTTGCATCAATTGAATATGATAAGTCTAATTTATGAATGTCGGTATACGCACCCAAATCTTTGATTACATATTTTTGAGTTGCAACATCTCCGTTGATAGATGCATCGGTTCTTTGAACAGTTAATTGACCAACATTCCAATCTGCGTTGGCTGCGTAACCCCATGGAGATATTAGATATTGTGCATATAAATCTTTAGCTGTAATACTATTTGCTGCACTTGAAGTAAATTTATAAGACGACCAACCTGTGTAGAATGTTTGAACTGATGTTCCTTGTGAGAACGTCGTTGAAACATATGAAAGTGCCTTATTGTTAAATTGATATCTCAACCAAAAATAACGAGGCGTGGTTGTACCTCTCGCAACCGTGTATTTAACTGAAACCGTATCACCAACCTTTAACCCTGTTGTAGGTGTCACAGATTGGTTGACAGTTAATTGTGCATTTGTTGCTATGGATATTACTAGTATTCCAAGTAGCGTTAATAGTTTTTTCATAGTTATTTAACAAATAATTTAGTTATTAATTTATCCGCCGATTTTTTTAAGGCGTTACTAAGTGACGTTTGATTAAATTGACCTCCCTCATCAACAATTAATGTTGACATTGATATTTCTGAAGATGATTCTTCGACCATTATTTCCTTTTCTTTTTTACCATCCTTATATAAAGTTCCTTTCATACGAATGACAACTTCTTCTTCATTTTTGTGAAAAACAGAAATGTTCTTTTTTGTTGTAAGAACATCTAAATAAATGATTTGAACTTTTAATTTGTATGGGGCTGAAGGTGTTAAATCATAACCCTTTTCTTGTAAGAATTCTTCCAATGTATTTTTTACACCGAAAGCTAAATTTCTATTACCTGCCAATTTACCCATCTTAACTTCATTGGTAACACTCTCCACCCAAATATGGTCTTCAGCCACATAGAATATATTTTCAGGTGAGTTCTTGAATGTACCATCAATCCTCCACGAAATCCAATTTGAGATGTCTCTTGTTATTTCTCTTTGGCCTGAAAATTCCAAAACCGCCATGGATATACCGAATATCATTCCAAATATTACCCATGATATCGCAAAGTATAAAAAACCTAAAAAGATTTTTTCTTTAATATTAATTGATAGTGTTCTTAATTTTTCCATACTGTTCTGAGTTTACAATTCCCTCAGAACCACATATTAATATAATACATAATATCTTGAGAGAGATACGTTTATTTTTTGTCTGTCTATAAATACTATTGAATTAGTCTACTGATGAAACTCATGAGTTATTTTATTGAAAATATTTTGTTTTCATAAAAAAATATCTTATATTATAATATTAAATAAATTATTATGGGAAATTTTAAACATCTCACAGAATTGGAAATTCAACAAATGACATTTGATTGGAGATACCGAGGATTTACAACATTAGAACTCTTAACAGAAGAAGAATGTGACGAAATCAATGACGAACTTGAACGTTTACGTCAGGAGAGAAAAGGAACATTAACAGACGATGGTAAGGAGTGGGGTGAATGGGATCCATTCGCATATCCACATAAATTATCGGATAAACTTGCAAAACTATATGTTCACCCTAAATTAATTGAAGCTTGTCAGTTTCTAATGGAAGGTGAAATTGTTGGGATGCAAAGTTGGGCATACTTTAAACCACCAGGACAATTAGGTAGAGATATGCACCAAAACGCCTTTTACACGGGTTGTAAACACAATGAAATTATCAATACGGCATTAGCATTGGATAACCACGACAACAGTAATGGTTCCGTGTGGAACTACGAAGGTTCACATAGATTACAAACCTTACCAATTGAGGTTGATGAGGAAAGAACAAAAACTAATCCATCGTTTTGGAGAAATGAAAGAGGTAAACCTTGTATTATGCCTGAGGGACACGATTTCCGTAAGGTAGAAGGAATTCTAAAAAAAGGACAAGTGGTTTTATTACACTCACATTGTGTACACGGGTCGGAAGCTAACAACTCAAATAGAATGAGAAGAAACTTTTTAGGTGGATTCTTAAAAAAAGGTGCATTTTACAATCAGGGAAGTCATATGAAACGTGAACCAATTGATGTATATGAACTTAGAGATAAACATTGGAGTGAATAGTAGTATATTGTTATATTGATAACCCTCACCTTAAAAAGTGGGGGTTTTTTGTAAAAGATTAAAAATAATTTTGTATATTCGTATATATTTATTATCTTTGTAAAATAAGTGGTTCTTTGACATATTGAAATAAAATAAGCCTCGTTAGCTCAGTTGGTAGAGCAAGTCATTTGTAATGATTAGGTCTGCGGTTCAAGTCCGTAACGAGGCTCAACAGGTGACGACGGTGGTGTGACCCCACTGTCTATGAATCTCAACTATCCGTTTGAATCTAGATGTAGAACGGTGAGAGTAGAGTTACTATAAGTTGGAGTAATTAACCATTAAGCGAAAAGTAACCTCCGATTCATGAATCAGTCTCGGACATGATGTACATAGATGGTACGAAAAACCTGTAACTTTTTGAAACTAACTCAACGAGGACTTTGTTAACCAGTGCATGACACGGAGGTGCAACTTAAGTTGGGTTGGAATCAAACACGCTTCCTTAGCTCAGTTGGTAGAGCGCAAAACTGTTAATTTTGAAGTCGGGGGATCGTGACCCTCAGGGAGCGCAACGTGATAATCACTCCACGCAAGTGGTAAGCACCCGGCAGTAACACCGGGATGGCAATGTGGTTATTAAGAGGTAAGGAAAAGACTAAAATGGGAATGTAGCTCAGTTGGTTAGTAGCAGTGCTCTCATAAAGCAAAGGTCTTTGGTTCAAATCCAAACTTTCCCACACGATTCGGTTAGTCACCGAATAGTATGTCCAATATGATGAGAAATGGTTTGACAACCATATGGAAACGTACATTGACGTATAGGAAGAACGTCAGGGGACATCACCCCGACCTCGTGAGGACGAAATGATTATTCCTAACCCGAAAGGGGACAGCTAAGACACCTGTGAGTTGGATAAATAAAGGTGTCAACGGAGAGATGGCAGAGTTGGTCTATCGCGACAGTCTTGAAAACTGTAGACTGTAACAGGTCCGTGGGTTCGAATCCTACTCTCTCCGCTGTAGAGTTTGCCCGTGGTAACGGTCTAATGGGGAAACCTTGTAGACTTCTCGCGTCAAAACCCAAAACACTGATCTACTGGTGCTTGGGCTAAATGTAGAAAAAAAACGGGATCTTTTTTAATCACAAATAAAAATGTGAGCTATAATAAAGTAGCCAATTATAAGCCAACATAAAGCTGTTGGATACAGACGGAGTAATTAACCAGAGTATAGTGCAACAATTGTGATATTATAACAAATACCCATTTGAGTGATTATTTGTTCTTGTCGACTAAGGGTTAGGTCACCTCCCTTTCACGGAGGTAATACGGGTTCGAATCCCGTCGAGAATACATTTTGTTTATTGGAATATTTTTTGTATATTATCATCATGAAACCGCAGATTTTTAATTTACTTACATCAATTTCACTTTTCCTATTAGGATCGGTTGGTCATTGGTATATAATGTATTGGCAATTTAAAATGGAAAATTGGATTAAGACTCCGTGGCCTTATTTAATTGCAGTCGGTTGTACGTTCTTGTGGATTAAAGCATCTCATTATGGTGTAAAAGCGTTTAATGGTGAAATGTGGAGTAATAGATTTATATTTTTTGTGACAGGTATTATGATTGCATCGGTTCTTTATCCGTACCATTTTGGTCAACCGTTCACAATGAAAACCGCAGTTCAATTACTGTTGGCTTTCACAATTATTATTATATCATTATTTTGGAAATAAAAAATTAAAAGTTATGTTTATAGGTTATTATGTTATTTGTGTTATTTATTGTTTGTATCAGTTGTTTAAAAATTTAGACAAAAGATATTCTAACGACCCAACAGGTGGTTCACCAGAATTAGATACTATCATGGTTTTAGTAATGGCTTGGATACTTGCCCCCGTTGATGTTTCATTGACTTGGATTCGTTGGTATAGGGAAGCTGAAGAAGCAAGAAGAAGACAAGGTAGTAGATTTTTATAAGATATGGGACTCCGATGGAAGTCCGCAAGAAGAATAGATGTTTTTCATCCATCAAATATCAATAGTGCTGACTGCTACGGAGATACAAGACAGAAGTGAAGGAACTGTTCCTATTGATTATTTTGTTTTTTAACAAAAAATTCCTATATTATTAAAAATAGAAAATATGAAGTGTTTAAAAAACGTAAAAACGGGAAACATTATTAGAGTTGATGAAAAACAAGCCTATCAAATGGCTGGTTCAACATGGAAATACACAACTAAAACAGAATGGAAAGGTATTGTAACTGAATCACCAAAAGAGAATGTTGAAGTTGGACATGATATGGGTGGATCATATGAAATTAAAAAAGAAAAAAAATCTAAAAAAGTTTCAAAATAATTTGGAATATTAGAAAACATTTCTTATCTTTGTAAAAGAAAGGAACAATCAGTAAAAATGTACCTGAAGTGAGAGCGACAAGTTTGCTACACCAAATGGTTTGAAAGTTCTAAAATAGATAGTTCTTTGAATAAAAATATTGGCCGTCTATAGTCAATAAAATAAACCATGAAAGTGGGATAAAGTGAGGAGTCCTTGGTTGGGACAAATTGCGGATTCAGTAATGGATCTCGAGTAGACAAGTGGAATATCGTTTGACCTGAAGTAGTGAGGGTAACTCCGTAGCGAAATGGTTAGATGACCAAGCAATCCGAGTTGTTTGGTTGAGGTGGGAACACCAATAAGAATAATCCATAGAGTTCATGTAAGAAGTATAGTTATCCAATTATACAATTGCGTAATTCAATACAATGGTGGTCTTAAAACCGTAGCGTCGTAAGACGGAAGGTATGACAAAAAACAGGTGGTGCTGTTAGTGTCCTTGACTAAATCCTACCAAGGGTTTAATCTCGAAGGAAACCAAAAATATGGAGGTGGGGACACTTCAGAGAGTAGTTTAGTATCGAGTCGTCCAAAAGATGACTTGGCTGGGTGACGAACCACTACTTTCCCAATTCGGAAAACTAAATTTTTATTTTGGTATAAAAATCATACATAAAAAGAAAAAGTGTTCGTCAGTCATTGGAGACAGGTGACTACTTAGTCGTGAGAGGTTCACGGCCATAAAGGGACTCAATCCCAATATGATTTTTAAGAAAGTTCTCTAAACCCGCAAGGTTGAAACAGGTCGGCAGATTTGTTGAGTAATAAGTAATAAAAGAGTATCTGATGACTTTAGGATTGGTTAATCTAATTGACCGTCATTGATCGGTACGAATCAAAAGTTCGTGGAAAAGGAAAGAAACAAATAATGTTCCTAAGTCGATTGTTAAAACTTGTATTCTCAGAGTTTTATTTTCTTTGTTTAGAAAAACAAAGTGGTGGTGAATGTATGTAAAACCATACGGCCTATACAAAATTAAGTCAGAAGAAATTCTGACTTTTTTTATACCTATTTATTGATATGAACATAATTAAAAAAGAGTTAATAATCGACCACCCAAGTTTTGAAAAAATATCAGACTTTTTTAATTCATATGAATTAAATGAAAAAAAATTTCCTGTTTCAACAAATGAAACGTTATTTGTTGATCCGTCGGTTAATTCGGGTAATAACCATATCGTAACTATTGAAAAATCGACATTATTTAATTTTAAAAATGATGAATTAAATAGTTATTTTCATGACTCATTAAATTACATTAAATCAATTTATAATATTAAGATATTATGGTTAATGATATATCCACCTAAAAGTCGTTTATTTTTTCATATTGATTATGAACAAAATAGACATTTATTATCATTTAATGAAAACCCAAGATTTTTTAGTTACGAATGTGATAAAATAGGAATTATTGACGAGATAAATGAAAAATTAAAAAATTGTAATGATGATATTGATTCGTTCAATCAATATTATTTAAATTTAGATCCAAATTGTAAAATAGAATCTTTGGATAAAAATACGGTTTATACCTTTGGAGACTCGGTCCACAATTTTGTAAATGATTCCGATAAATTAAGAGTTAATTTTGTTTTTGAATTAATGGATTAATTTTTTTGTATATTCCAAAAAGTTTGTTATATTTGTGGTATGAGATTAGTTTGTATATCAGATACCCACAGCCTTCATCATCAGATGGAACATCCTTTACCAAAAGGTGATGTGTTAATCCATGCTGGTGATATTTCTAATAAAGGTGGTGAAAAAGATGTTAAAGATTTCATTGATTGGTTTAAAAACTTAGGTGGTTGGGATCAAAAAATATTCATATCTGGTAATCACGATTATTGTTTTGAGAGGATCAATAAACCATCTTATAAAGGTAATTACGAATGGTTAAGTCATTTAATGTCATCTGAAAATTTATCACAATCCGATGTAACATATTTGGAAGATAGTTCATTTAGTATAGAAACCCCCGAATTTGACAGACCCATCAAATTTTATGGTAGTCCTTGGCAACCTTGGTTTTATGATTGGGCATTTAACTTACCGAGATTAGGAATTGAATTACAAGAAAAATGGAATATGATTCCTGAGGATACGGATGTGTTAATCACGCATAGTCCACCAAATGGATATGGTGATTTAGTTAATAACTGGAGACAACCAAATACAAACGTAGGATGTGAATGTCTAATAAATAGAATTGGTGAAATCAATCCATTGGTAAATGTGTTTGGACATATTCATGAAGGTTACGGTGTTCAATACGGAGATAAAACTTTATTTGTAAATGCATCAATTTGTACCACGGAATATGAACCAACAAATAAACCAATCGTTATTGACTTAGTTGAAATTAACGGAAAAATAAACGCTATGTATGTCGAAGAATAATGAAGTTGTAAGTGTGGTTATATCCACAAGGAAGATCGATCCTACATATTATGATCATGTAAAAAGAATGTTTTCTCACCCCAATACAGAAATATTGATGTATGAAAATGACGGTGAAATGTCTTTAACACAAGTCTATAACAAAGGGTTAAAAGAAAGTGTTAATGACATCGTCGTTTTCATGCACGATGACCTTATTTTAGAGACCTCAAATATGACACCTAAGATTGTTAAGTTATTTGAAAAACATCCCGAATACGGAATTATTGGTATTGCTGGAACCGATAAATTAACGAGTGGAAGATGGTGGGATAATCGTGAAAATATGTTTGGTGTGGTCGGTCATATCCATGAGGGTAAAAGACACGTAAATCACTATTCTAAGGGGGTATTTAACGATGTTCTTAAAGATGTTGTAATTGTGGATGGTCTATTCTTTATGGTCCGTAAAAGTCTCCTAAAGAAGGAATTTAACGAACAGTTTGAAGGGTTTCATTTCTACGATATTTCGTTCTGTGTTGAAAACCAATTGGAAGGAGTTAAGATCGGTTTAACAACCAAATTTGGGGTCACTCACAAATCAGTAGGTATGACCAATAAACAATGGGAAAAGAATAAACTACTATTTGAGGCGTTATTTGAGAAACGGTTACCCTTGACAATTTAGTCATTTTTGATATATTTATATAAAAAGAAAAATTATGAAAAAAATTATTGATTTAATTAAGAAACTTTTAGGTGCTGGAACAATGGCTGAAAAGGCAGTAGAATTACAACAATTAGAAACTGAGGTTATTGCTGAAGTTAAAGTTGTAAAAGAGAAAGTTGCGGAAGTTAAAGCTAAAGTTAAAAAAGTAACTGACAAAGCTCCAAAAGCTAAGAAAACTACTACTAAGTAATTTTTTTCTAACATATAGGTTATTCAGGGTTAAAATTAGTTTTTTAACCCTTTTTTATCTATATTTGTATTACTATGGGGACGCCTGGATTTGACGGACGTTGGTATGGTAAATGGGCACGTAGTCAGACATCATCTATGACTTTAATACACGGTGGTAAAAAACAAAAGACAACGTTTATAACGTTATGGAAGCTTGTGGTTTAATCACAACTTCTACTGTAGCTGTAGCCTAATAGCACACTTACAAATCGGGTCGACGGACATATAACCTAGGAACAGAAGTCCTTATGGTGTAACACCACCCAGAGTGTTGGAGCAAACTTGACGGCTCTTGAAAATCCGGTTAGGAACGGTATTGTAAGTTTCCCGATATTAACTTACTATTTGTCTGTTATGAATAATAGAATAAACGTGTAGTCCATCTATGGTACGGCGGATCGGACAAGGGTTCGACTCCCTTCGTCTCCACCAAAACAAAACCCATCATTTAGATGGGTTTTTCTATTTCTTTTATTAAGTCATTTGCCAATTCTTTATGACCATTTCTACTAGTGTGTTTGTCAGGTATAGCTCCGTTTGTTTCATCGACAATAAGTTCATATTTTTTATATGGTATAAAATTCTTGTAACATTCTTTTTTATAATTTTTTGAATTATAATGTTTTATATTAAAATTTTTATTAATAAAATTAATAGTCTCCTGTGTACCATGTTCTAAATTTATAAAGAATATCTTTTTACCGTTTTGATTTAGTTTAATTAATTCATTAAAATCGTTATTAGTTTCTTTTAAATTAACAACATAATCAGAACAATTATTAATCATTTCTTTTACCTTATCGTCAGTATCCTCCCAATTATGAGTTATCATTACATGTTTTAAATTGATACTCTCTTGTGACCATATTCTATTTCCAACCATAATATCTGGATCAACCCATGTCCAATGTAATATTTTATTTTTAGGTAACAATCCTTTTGCAATTTTTATAAATTGTTCAACCTCCGTCCACCAAATTGTGTGTGTTTCTTTATTTACCGCAAATTCTTGAGTTGAACTTAACTCAACATCATCATTTTGTTTTGGATGTGGAGTAAAAGGTAATACATCAATAAATCCGTTAACATTATTAGCTAATTTAAATCTATTAATTGACGTCCAACCAAATATTACAATATCATTTGGTTTAATATTTTTATATTCATCTATAAATCTATCAAATATTGTATAATTTGAGTATCCACCTTTACCCAAATTTATTAGTTCAATATCATATTTTTTTGCAATAATTTCACTAAAATTATCCGGCATTGATCCGATAAAATCAAAATACGGAATGGCCCAATTTGATTTTGCATTTAAATGTGATTTAAACGTTTCAGTATGAGAATCACCAAAAACCCATAATTTAGGTTTAAGTCTATTTTCTATCATTTTTATTGTTTTCTCGGCAAATGATTTACTACCAAAATAACCAGGATGTCTATCATCGGTAAAATCTTTTAATTCATCCTTAATTGACATTCCATTAAAATTACAGTATTGATTTACACAATTATAATTTTCAAATTTTAAACTTCTTATTGGATCTAAATTGGAATAAAAATCGTCAAACGGATTTTTTATTGATTCATCATCAAACCAATAGAAAAATTCTATTCCACTTTTTTCTAAAAAACTAAACAATCCTACTAATTCCCCAACATGTTTATTTGTATATACAACTGGGTTATGATACTTCGATAGATAATCTTTTACATCATTCGTTATCCTACCCTCAAAATATTCATAATCATATTTAACCCCATACTTATTTGTTGTTTCATGCATTTGGATAGATGATAACTCACCTGTATTATTATCGTTATCATATCTAACGTTAGTGATCACATATTCACCTACCTCCTCAACATAAAAATCTATCCTATGTACAGGACTTGTTATTTCAAAAAGAAATAACGTTTTTCTTGCCTTTTTTAATCCAACCTCTTTAATGTATTCATAAGTTCTCCTAATTAATCTTGGTGCTCCCGCACCTGAAAATGCGTCGTGAACCAATTTACATTCAAAATGATCTGCGATGTATTTTGGATATGTAACATCTTTTTCATTATCCCATTCTAAATTATATAATTTCTTATATTCATTTTTAATGGCTTTATCCCCCAATCCACCACCTGCGGTTAATGATGAACCATTAACATATATTGTATCGAATTTCTTTAATTTCATATTAAAATATAGTAAATTATTATTAAAAAGTATATAAAACAACAAAAGGTCCGAAGACCCTTTGCCGAGATTTAAAATACCTCCTTTTCGTTTAGAGTTTATCATTTAACGGCGACCAAACCGCCAAACTCTGAATATAAATATGTTATTTTTTCTTATTAATGTGTTCTTTTAAAACTTTTTTTACTGTTTCTTTTACAATTTTAGATTTTTCCGAAGACCTCATTATTTGATCCCAAATTTCTTTTGTTATCAATTTTTCTTCATTATCAATACTAAAATAAGCCCTGTTGTCTAAACGATTTTGTAAAAGTTTTGTATACGTGTCTTGTCTACGATTACCAAAAAATTTTTGATTAAGGTCTCCAATCAAAGAATTTACACATCCCAATTCAAATGGAAAACTATTACAATTTTTCACAGTTAAATTAGGTTCATCTATTTTATTATAATCTGTTGTTGTTGAATATATTGTAGTTTGATTTGGTTTATACGGTTTCTCGTCATCAGATTTATTCGTCGTATCTGTTTTGATTGTTGTGTCCGTTTTACTTGTTGAATCGGATTTATTAAACGAATCCTCTTCGGTTTTTGTTGCAGTACCTTTAATTTTATCTAAAAAATTATAACTAAAACTTTTTCTATCTTTACCAAATGTAATTTTAGATTTAAACTTACTCAAATCTAAATTTGGAACTAACGATTTTATTCTACTTGTTATATCTTCTCTTGAAGTATCTATTGATATGTCAAATGTTAAATTTTGACCTTCATATCTTGGATTATCTAACGTACCTGAGACGTAAGAAAAACTATACGAGGATATTCCTAATTGTATTGGTTCATCAATATTAGTATATGATGTAGATTCAAATATTTTAAATTCTCCGTCTGTCTTTTTATCGGAAACGTAATTCCCCATTAATGATTTTAATGTATTGTCATCTATATTTGTGGTATTTGTATTAGTATTACTAGGAATCGCACCCGAACAGTATTTTGTGACACTTTTAGTCGTCCAATCAAAATCAAAACATGCATAAGTTCTTACAAATGTTGTTTTATCTCTTAATGAAATGAATTGATCGCTTTTAGGGTCATTAAAAAATTCAGTTTTAATTACTTTACCCTTTCTATTTGGTTTAGTAAGAATATCAAATAAATTATTTTGTTTAATATACCCATTTTTATCAGCAGCATTTGGTTTTGCCGATACACAACCCTCTTCTGTTGAAAAAAATAATTGTTCAAATTCTTCAAATTTTAATACAATATTATTACTTTTAGTAAATTGTGATTTTACCGCATTAAACAATGATAATCTATTATTTTTTCTATCTATTGTCGCCATATTAATAATTTACATCTTGAGTACTCAATTTAGGCATTTGTTGTATAGAAGAATCAATTTTTTGATTTAAAGTATCATAAGTTGGTATATTCATACTATCAATAACTTTTTGTATTTCAGGGTCTTGTTTACCTAAATTATTTAACGTATCTAATTCTATTTTACTATTTTGATTTACAGAATCTAATTGTTGTCTAAACGTAGAAGGTTTAAAGTCTAAGTCAGGTCTACTCAGATAATACCATGCTGCTAATGACCACGCAGCTGGTTTTGTCGCTAATTCTCTTGTATTAAAAACACCAAAATCTCCAATATTATTAACTATTAAACTTACTAATTTATTAATATCATTTTCACCATCGTTGGTACCCATAATACGAGAATATTCATCATCATCAAGTAAATACCATTTCATAAGTTTTAATTTTTCTCCTGGTTTTACTTCAGATTCTCTTTTAGAATTGACCATATCTTGAATGGCGGATCCTAGAGTTTTGTATGCTCCTAATAAAGTGGGAACCCATACTACTGAAGTTACAATTTTTTGTCCAACACCTAACCCTATCCATCTTTTTGTTCCTAATATTTTTTTATTGTGTAACAACTCTTTTATTGTAAGTGGTGAATAAACTAAAACGGTTCCCACTAATCTTTGTAATAAATCAAATAAATTAGTAATCCATTTAACAAACCCCTGACCATAACCAAGTCTTAAAACTCCACCTAAATTACTAAGTATTTTTAACGAACCTTTATATTTACTAAATGTTTGTTTTATTTCGTCTATATTGGTCCCTTTAGCCTTCTCAAACATTTCCATAATTTCTAAGAATTTTGGATCACTAAATGTTTCTTTAAAATAAAAAGGTTCAGGTTCTTCTCTAAATATTGGTCTATTATTTGGATCTACTTGACCAGTATCGACCGATCTTTTTTCATTAAATAATCGTTTTATTCTAGGGTCTTGTTTCCATTCATTCATCCATAGGTTATAAATGGTTTTATGAGATTCATTTCTTTTTGATAAAAATTGAGTAAATTTTGCTGTTAATTCATCTTGTTCTCCTGATATTTCAGTATCAGAACCCCTTTCAAATTTATCAACAATTCTGTTAAAAATCCTATCTAATTCTATCTTAATTTCTGCGGGTTTTACCATTACTTTATCATAATTGAGATGCATTAATTTTGCAATACGTGAGGTTGGTTGCATAGTAAATACACCTTCTAAAACTGAATTTTTCTTTGTTAATTCCGCTAAGTATGTTCCGAAATTTTTTATTTTATCCCAAGATTTAACAGTTGATACCCAAACTTCACCGAATTTTTTAAGAATTTCATCCCAAATTTCATCAGCAATGTTTGATTTAAATTTAACATTTCTTATGTATTCAATAATATCATTATCAAAATAATTTCCTACTCTACTAATATATTCTTCCAATTCTTTACGTTCACCTGATATAGCTAAATTTATCATGGCGTCATACGCTTGTTTATTAACAGGTAATCCCTTTAGAGACTCCTCAATTATTTTATCAGCTAATCTTTCATAAAACGGATCTTTACCAGAAAAAATAACTTTATTTAATGATTTTGATAAGTCCTCTAACAGATTTTCTAAAATTACACTATTTTGTGTAAAATTAATAGTTCTTCTTATTGGACTATTTTTTAAACTTGAAAATGAAATATCATTTAGATTGAAGTTTGTTTCAATGTCCTGTATTAAATTTGGGTTGGATACTTTAACCTCACCCATTGCATCGTCAAAAATTTTAATGAATGATGGTTCAGCATCAGATATATTAAAAAGATCTTTAATTAAATCCAAACCTTTACCTTCGGAAAGTATTTGTTTAATTCCCATAAGTTTCTTTTGTCTGAATATTTCAGTTATTAAATTTTTATTAATTTTACTCATTCTATATAAATATTAAAAATACCCTTATTTTTCGTTTTTTATTCGTTCTATGTTAGTTTTCAACACTTCTTTATTAACTTTATCCAATACATCCTGTGGAATTTCTTTATTTTTTAATCTACTTGATAGTATTTTAATAAGGTCTGGTTTGTTTACTTTAGATATATTTTGATTTTTTAAATCCGATAAAACTTGTCCTGATTTAGTCAACAACTCAATATTATTAAGTGTCTTTAATGATTTCAAGAATTTTTTAACTTCTAATAATTCATCAGAAGTGTATATATGACCATAATCATTCGTTATGATTTTAAATAAACTGTTTACTATAATACCAGATAAAGGAACTCCACCTTCTATCCCTATTTGTTTTAATATTTTAGGTCCCCATACTGATATTCCAGCTTTAGGTATTTTAAGACCTTCATTACCAACTACCTTACTGACTGTTTTAATTGCTAAATCAAAATTTCTTTTAATCATTTCTTTAGGTAATGACATAGTCTCTCTAAAAATGTATCTTTCTTCTGGAGTTAGAGATTTAATGAATATATCCATTCCTTCTCTTGTGTCAAACTTACCTAATATAATCTTTCTTGATAATCCTTCTGCAGTTTCAATCGATACTTTACCTATATTTTTACTATAGGACACATATGGAACCATGGCACATAGGAAAGAAATTAACGCCTCTTCATTTTTACCTCTCGATGATTCATATGCACCGATTAATGCGTTAAAAGTAGAATCCGCAACATAAGGTGCTGCGGCTCTAAGTGCTCCCGAGGATAATGTAAATCCAATTGCACCTGCAGCACCCTCAACCATACCCGCAATACCACCTGAAACGGCTATTATGGCAATGTTACCTATAATTTGTATTGTAGTACCCCATTTATCCCAAATTCGATCAAATTCTTGACCTAAAATACTAACATCTTTGGTCCAATTATCTTTACCAAATAATAAATCTAATTTCTTTAATTCATCCGACCATTCTTTTTTAATTTTATCGGTTTCACTTACAGTATTAACTTTTTTAGGGATATATGTGTTGTCTTGTCTAATTCGATCTAATTTAGATGACAATTTATTTTCACCACTTAAATTTTTTAACATATTACCATAATAATCATTAATTTCTTTTTTCTTTTGATTATATTGGTTTAGTTCGTCTTTATTTATACCATAACTAAATTCAGAATTACTGTATTCTTTTTTTAAATTATCTAATTGTTTAACTAAATTGTCATATTGTTGTTTATCCTTAGGGTCACCGGTCTGTTTAGATTTTGTTAACATTTCGGTGGCTTTTTTTCTTATACTTTGTTCTTTAGAAAGATATTCATCGTATAAATCCGGATTAAATCCTTTAGGTACAATTTTACCACTTTTACTTTTTCTACCGTGATATCTTTCCCAATCTTCTAATGTCATATTCATATTAGATATCATCCAACTATTTAAATCTTGTCTATATTTTACATTAAGTTGTTCTTTAGACCCAACATTTGACTTTGTATTTATTGGGCTTTTATAGTACCAATTAATATAATCACCAAACTTATTTTTTTTATCATATGGATATATTGTTTTACCATTTTTATCCATTTGTTGATTATTTGGGTATTTTTCAATTGCGGGAATCGGAGGTGTTGGTTTTTCCTTTCCTTTAAATAACTTTGTATTATTAGATATTAAATTTGGGGTGGATTGTTCCTTTAATTGATTACCATGTCCTCTTGTTAATTTTGAACCTACGACATCGGCCCATTTAGTAACACCTACTTGATTACCCGGTCCTCTTGTAACACCACTTTCCCATTTACCCACCTCAGGATATCCCTGACCACCAGACTGTTTATCCGATGTACCTTTTTCAGGTTCAGCTGCGGGGGTTTCCCCTTGTTCTTGTAATACGGTCAGTAATGAATTATATTGTATATCGGTTAAGCCCAACTTCATAGTTTATAAATATCCAATAAAACTTTTGAATACGATATTGGTATAGGGAAAAATACCCCTTTTTAGTGTAAAAATAAAGATTTTAATCCTCGTCGTAGATATTAGGATCTTTCTTGGAGTACATTTTGATGTATTGACCTGCCTTAGCATTCGCCTCATCTTCAATTTCACCACCAATATCGGGTGGTTGAACCTTAAGACGTCCCTGTTCATATTGTTTGTGATGAACCATCTCATGAGCAACACTTCTACATACATCCACAAGTGCTCGGTTCTTAGCACATACCTTGATGATCTTGTTTTCTTTGGTGTAATCGTAGTTTGCAGTCGTTTTTAGACCATCTCTATGGTTTTGGATCTTGATGGTTGGAACGGTTTTAAGTTCCAATTGTTCCTTTACAAATAGGACAAACTTGTCTAAAATCTCCTTTTTCTCGTCAGTTAAAAAACTCATACTTTATAAATATTACAAAATTGATTCTTCGGGTAAATCATTTTCGGTTGCATATTGATTGATCATGTCGACCACGTCGTTTTCTTCTATATCATACATATCATTTTCGTGAATGATACCAGGTGAATAATACATTACATCCTCGATAGTTAATTCTAACACACGATAGGTCTCGTCACCGTCATTATCAGTTGAAAACTCAACGTACAATATTCTATTGTCGTCGTTATAATAAAATTCTCTTATATACATGGTTAAACAATCATAATTATATTGATTTCAATCAAAATCAAAAAATATACCTTTTATAGATACAAAATAGAGATATTTTTCTTATTATTAATAATATGGATTGGTATGTTATAGAATATTTGTATCCTATTGCCTTTCAAAGGTTTAAGGATACTATGTTCCCAAATGTTGGGGTGATTAGTCTATCGACTTTAGGGTTATATGATTCAAAAAAACTTTATCAGTTTTTTGATAAGGAAGGTGTGTACCTAACAATTGAGATGTATAACCCACATCAATGGGTTTTTAGTGTGTCACTCAAAAATGGTATTGTATTTGGACCTACACAGGATTCAAGGACCACCAGAGATGAAACTGAGACAGACGGATTTATTGAGTGTTTCAGAATATTAGATAAAAAATTAAAAGACGTTATATGAGTGATATTTATGATAATAGTATGAGCATGTCATCTAACTTTCTTTTACAATCAACAAGAGTCTTACATAACGACAATTATGATGAGGATGAATTGGAGATGATATCCAATTTTATGGTTGCCGTTGACAATGAGATATTAAATGAGTATAATAATACGTGTACCATCTTATCTTATGATAACGATCTACAACTTTACATTGAGATATTAGATGCGTTGATTGTTATTTTTGAAGAAAGAGAAGAATATGAAAAATGTGAGATGTTAAAACATAAGAGGGATGACTCAATAGAAATAATGGAAAATAAAACAATATAGTTATGGCAATTTTATCAATGTCCGATGAGGAAAGAAAGAAAATTTCAGAGCAACATAAACAACTTGAAAAGATTGCTCGTGAAAAAAGAGAAGAATTAAAGATAGGTTTGAAGAAACCCGAAGAAAAAAAGAAAACCTCCTAATTGGAGGTTTTTTTAATGAAGTTAAGTGCTGATGATATCACTTGGTGCATATCATAATATTTGTATTCAGCTAACCTACCTCCGAAGTGTATGTTTTCTAATTTGTTGGCGTCATCCCTGTATTTTAAGTACATCTCTGTATTATCTTTATCGTTTACGGGGTAATACGGTTCGGTCTCTTCTGCTTTGTATTGTGTTGGATACTCCCATGTCACCCATGTTGAGTCTGTTTTAACGTCAGATTCAAAATGTTTGTGTTCTATTGTTCTTGTATGTATCGTATCACTATCGGTATAATTCATGACCGCACAACCTTGATGATTATCTGTATCAAATTTAAAATGTTCAAACCTTGTTGTTTTATATTCTAACTCACCATATTTGTAATTAAAATATTTGTCTATTGGTCCCGTATAAATTACTTTAGTATGTTCAGGTAATTCATCTTTAAAATAATCAACACCTAATCTAACTTCAATACCGTCTAACAACTTTTCAAATATTTGTGTATATCCACCAATTGGTATACCTTGATATTTGTCATTAAAATAATTGTTATCGTATGTTAAACGAACAGGTAGACGAGTTATGATCTCTTTAGGTAATTCTTTAGGGTCTTTTCTCCATTGTTTAGCCGTGTAATGTTTAATTAATTTTTCGTAGATATCTGAACCGACTAATTTGATTGCTTGTTCTTCTAAATTAGAAGGAGTATCGATTCCAACTGATTGTGAATCAATAATATCTTGTACTTCTTTTGGTGTAACGACATTCCATAACTTATTGAATGTCCACATGTTAAATGGTAAAGAATAGATTTCACCTTTATAATTTGCAACAGGTCTTAATGTGAAATTATTAAATTTAACAAATTGATTTATCCATTCCCACACTTCTTCATTAGATGTGTGAAATACGTGAGGTCCATAAGTATGTATATTAACACCGTCTTTGTTCTCAGTGTGGCAGTTGCCTCCGATATGATTTCTATTATCAATAACACAAATCTTATAACCTTTTTTTGTTAATTCATGTGCGCAGATGGATCCGTAGAAACCAGCCCCAACTATTAAGTAATCGTACATATTATAATTTTATAAAATTATCACAATAAATGTCATTAGTATTTATATGTGAATTACCTTCACCAAACCATACTTTAGGACATATAATTTTTTTATTTGGGTTTTTTCCTAACCAAGATCCCCACCAACTAAAGGTGCTATTTGTAATAATATGATCATCACACAAAGATGTTAAACACATATCAAATATTAAATCACCATTACTATATACAATATTTTTATGTTTAAAATTTTCTTTACACCAATTAATATCATCAGATGTAAATACAAATACTGTATTTACATCATTTAACATTTCAATTGAATTGTTATAATATTCTAAGGAAGGTTGTGGATGAATATGTGGATTTACTAAATAATCACCCCTCCTAACATGAACTGAAACTAACTTATTATCTTTATAATTTTCAATAAATTCATTAACTTCTCGTATAGTGTCTTCTTTAAATTTAAACTCACTTCTAACCACATTTTTACAATGTTGGAAATATTTTTCGGTTTGAAAGTAACCAATAAAATTTGTATTATTAACCACATTGAAAATATCTGAATTAAAATGAAAATATGGTTCTCTATATTCATGTTTCGTAACAAACGGTTCAATTAAACACTCGTTAAAATTAAAAAATTTAAATAAATAACTATTTTTTTTTGTTTCGGGATCGATGATAATATCATAACCATTTTTATGTTTAATCCCCAATAGTAAAGAATATTGAAACATTTGATTACCTAATTGACCGTGTCCACCTAAAAGATTGTATGTTATTCCGTCCATATTTTATATCTTGATTTTATATGATTTTCTAAACCTCCAACAGGTAACATTTGAATATCTGAAAAATCTTCTCTTTGAAATGTTAATGGGTATTTTGAAGTAAAACTTTTAATTTTATTTTGTGCTGCGAATTTACTAAATTGAGTGTCTATATTCATTTCCTCATAAAATGGAAAATTAAGTAAAATGTCATAACAACTACTATTAATTACATATGAATGGCTTGTCGATAAATGTGTAAGTTGATATAAATATTCACCTCTTTTTATCATTGGGGATAGTGGCATACATCCTAAAAAAAACAGATCCCATTCTACATTCTTTAATTCTTCTATGGTTTTACCTAAAACATCCGTAACATCAATATCGTCATTAAAGATCATATCATCTTCAAAAATTAAAACATTATCAATATTATTATCTTTAGCGTATTGATAAATTTTTAAATGGGACATTAAACATGATCTTTGACCTAACGTGACTTTTTTAATTCTATCTCTGTGATATATATCAAGATCTGAAACTGGTTCACATAATGGATAACCTTTCTGTGTTAAAATTTCACTTTCTTCTTCACCTAATCTAATCGCACTAATTCTCTCACTATTAATATTATATTTATTTAATTCTGTTTTAATTTGATCATTTCTATCTAATCTATCATCTAAATTTATATAACAAACTTTTTTAAAAAAATTGAATGGATTTGACATATTAATTATTTTTAAATGGTTTCTTATATTGAGATTCCCAAAATTCTCTGTTCATTGATTGATGACCTCCAATATCACTAACATCATCTGATTTTTGTATTAATGATAATGGATATGTTATATATTTTTCTTTAAACGTATTATTTAAAGTTATATCCATATATCTAATTTCAGGATCATTTAAAATAATATCGTAAGTATTTTTATTTAAAATATATGCTTGAGTACTAACACAACAATCACATTTAATTAAATTTGGAGATGATAGATTTAATTCGGTATCATGTAAATTAGAACCTAAAAAAAATATTTCCCAATTGTCTATCTTTGATAATTGATCTAAAGCGGTTTCAATAATGTCAATACCTCTATAATTTTCTGTGTTATAAAATTCAGCATCATCTTCTAAAATTAAAACATTTTCATAATTATTTTCTTTTGCAATTTTAATGATTTGTTTATGTGATTCTGCGGCAGCTAAAGTTGCCGATAACATTTTATGTTTATCATTTCTTATAAATTCAGTTTTATCAAATGCCTTTACTGCTGAAAATCTTTTAACACAATCAAGTAAATCATATTTTTGTAATTCACTTATCATATGTTCATTTCTATCTGTCCTGTAATCTAAATTTATATAAAATCCCGCCGATATAAAATCATTAATTTTCATAAAAAAATTCATTTAATAGTTCTTCCCACATTTTACCAACTACGGAAATTGAGAATCTGTCTTTTATTGTATTCTTAGCTCTATTTCTTATTTCTTCTTTTAAACCTGGTGTATGTTCTACTTCTAAAAGTTTATCTTTAACATTACCAGTATAGTCCATATATTGTGCGTCACACGTGACCTTTTCTGTCATCATTTTTTCCATATCTGTTCCATGTGGAAAGTTTAAGAAAACACATCCCTCTGAAAAATATTCTGGAACGGCACCTAACGCGTATGTTATTACTATAACTCCTGCGGCAACGGCCTCAGCAACTGAACATGAAAATGTATCTTTATAAACACATCCATTTGGATGATATAATGGAAATATAAAATAATCAGTTTCTAATAGTTTACTAAATAATGTTTCCTTATCGGTACCATTTGCATGATTGATGTAATCAAACTTATACATCGGTTCCCATTCTAATTCATTAACCGTTCTTTCTGCAACATCTCCACCTCTACCATATTGGGCATGAAATATTGAACTTCTCATTTTCCTTTCAATTCCACGATTAGAAATTTCATCCATTAAATCTGTCATAATAGGATTTGGAATTATTTTGACTATAGTATTTTTAAGTTTCTCCACTCCTATTTTAACACTCCATTCATTTTGATCTTCGGCCCATTTTGAAATATTTAAAAATCCCATTCTAATATTTCGTTCGGTACAAAATTCAATCATTTCATTAATTGAATACACCCAAGCCATATGATACCAATAAATTAATCCTTTGTTAACTTTAAATGGTATTTCGTTGTATTTGTCAAACCACAATGCTGAAACTAAAATATCTACTTCACTATTAATTAAATCTCCATATCCAAAATCAACGTATTTTACTCCTCTACATGTTATACCGTCGGTTTTTTCTAAAACTATTGTCACATCATGACCCTTTTCCGCAAGATATTCGGAAACTAAAATCATACTCTGATCAGTTCCCGAACATGCGGCACCTCCATTTCTTATAGTGTCACCATTTAATATTTTAGGTCTACCAGCTGTACCTATTAATAAAAAAACTATTTTCATTAGATTGTTTTTTCGTAACGATCACTCCATTGTTTATCTTCATCAAATAAATACATCACAATCTTTCCAGGTTTCTCAATACACTCTAAATTTACAGTAGTTTTATTATTTTCTAAATTCACATATTGTGGAGTCTCCTCAATTGTGAAATCTTTTCGATATAATTCAATTCCAGCATTTGTATGAATTGCAAACGTTAAAAACTTAGGATTTTTAAATTCAAACTTTTTGAAGAATTCTAAATCCCACTCTAAAGTCAAATCATATTTGTTTCTAATAAATTGAGCTTCCCAATCTGGCGGGTTTGGTGGTGTTTTAACTTTTAAAGTATAATCTTGAAGTAAACATTTTTTAAAATCAAAACCTCCATATACTTCATAGTCATGTAAAGATCTAACTTTACCTAACCCATAATTTCCCATATCAATACCATATTCTTCTGTTCCGAATAGTTGACGTGTTTTGTTACGTGCAAATACGTCTCTTTCTCCACTTGTTTTCTTTGTTTCACTATTAACACCATGATCGTCCCAATGTTTAACACGATAGTTTCTTGTATATTCGTGCCACATAATCATACGATATGGACTATAGAAGTCATAACCATTAGTAAATGCACGAACACTTAATGTAGTTTCTTCAGTATAACCACCAAAGTAGATATCTGGATCGTACGGAACTTCTTTTATAAATTTACCATATGTAAAGTAGAAATGACCACTCATTGTTCTAGCCTTAATAACCTCAGTTCTTGTTTTATAATCTTGAATATACCAAGGCATACTCATTAATAATCTATCTCCACTAAATTCATATTGAGACATTAAACACGGAGTTGGAATCCATTTATCTTCGGATTCTTTCGGATTAAATGGAGTACAATACGTAGTTATAATTGGTTTTTTATCAAGTTTTTTCGCTTGTTTAAAATCTTCTAAAACCATAACATCCCAATCTTGAACAAATCTATGATGGGAATCAATTTGTAAAGTATACTCTTCATCATCATATAATGTATTAGTGATGTGTCTAGCCCAACCTAAACCCTCACTTTCACTGTAGTGATGTTTACTAATTCTAAATTTTTCAATACCGTCAAACATTGTGATAGGTTCACTACTATCATATTGCCAACAAATACCGAATGTTAAATTTTGTGGATTTTTTGCCTTGTTAATCATATCCTCAATTGTAGGGACTAACTCAGGATCTCTGTAAGATGCGATCTGTACGAAAATTTTACCTTTCTTCATGTATAATTGATTTTTTTATAATATAAGAAAATAATGTGGAAAATAAAAGTCAATCAAATTTCTTTTTTAAATGTTTTTTGACTATTATTTATAAAGACAAATTTTAATGATAATGAGTAAGATATACCAACCTATTGTAATCGAAATGGCTAATGACATCATCACCGATTTAACAGAAAGTGAGTTTTTTGCCGATTACGAGATTCAATCTACCGTATTTGCCGAGAAATACCTGTTAGATAAATTAACTGAGAAGTTTATATTAGGTGAATTAGAAAATGAAGACGATGAATTCCTTGGAGTGTTCAATGATGACGAATTTGAGGTGGTTTTACGTGAAATCGTTGCTGGTAGTGTATTATATGAATTAAAAGAGAAAGGATTAGTTGACTCATATGAAGATGATACAACTGAGGAGATGTTTTTTCTTACAAAAAAGGGAAAACGAGTAATGAAGAAGAAAGACGGTTTACTCTAAGAGTGTTTTATGATCAATTCACCCAAAACTTCAATTAAACCTACTAATTTTTGAAACTCAACTTGTTGGATATCAACGGTTTCGGTTAATTTACACAATTTATCGAGATTTTCTTTAAATTCTGTTTTTGCCTCATCTAATTTGAACTTACCTTCAGATGCTTTCTTATAATATGGTAATTTTACCTTAAAATGGTGGTATGTTAACATGGCAGAACCACCTTTTTTCTTAGAATCTTCAGTGATCTTGGTTGCACCCTTTAATCTCTTCTCCGAAAACTCGTCAAACCCGATTTTTTCCGATTCTACCAATAAATCACTAAATTTTATCATTTTTTCTTTTCTTCTATGGGTTGAGAGTATAGACTTCTCTTATAATTTCTAATTTTTTCCTTAACAAGAGATAACAATTTTTGTGAATTTGTTAAATTTGATGAAATCATTGAAATTCTTGATTTTGTAAGGTTTTGTAACCCTCCAGGGATTGAATCTTCCAATTTTCTCAATTCTCTAACCGTTTCATTAAGTGAATTTTGTAATTCTTCAATTTTAAACTGAACACGACTAAATTCATTACGAGAAACCTTGGAGGTTTGCTCCATTAAAACTTCATCTAATATGTTTTTTACCTGATTTTCGGTAATAATTATTTTTTCCATAAATTTTACTATAAACCAAAGTCTTTTTCTTCCTTATCAGTTAATTCTCCATCTCTTTTCATACCTTCTTTGATATACGTCCTAATTAATTTGGAAACGGTTTTATCTTGATGATTAGCCACCTTTTCAATTTCTTTATAGTATGCTGGCACAACCCTGAAAGTCAACATCTTAATAAGTTGTTTGTGTTTAGGTTGAGACGTTTTTGTAGTTTCTCCTGATGCCTGCATTTCTTGGTATTTCTTAGAAGCCATGTGTATATGTTTTTATATAAATATTTTGTATTACAAAAGAAAATCATTATATTATAATATAAATGATATTTTATGTCTGAAGAGAAACCACAAGTAAATCCGGTCATCAAAGAAATTGAGGATAAGTACCCCGAAATGACCAAAGAATTCAAAAAAATAATGAGAGATCAATATGAGACCTTTTGTAAAAAACAGTCTAATTATGGTCCCGATAACATCGCCTTAGGTAAGGATTTAAGTAAGGAGGAAGACCGTAAATTGTCTCAAATGGGACTTTGGTTCCGTATGAACGATAAGATCCAAAGAATCAAACAACTCGTCGTTTTAGGGGTTCAGGACAACGTAGGGGAGGCGGTGGACGACACTTACCAAGACTTATCAGTTTATTCTATCATTGCTCAATTAGTGAAGAATGGTAAATGGGGGAAATAAATAATTTCTAATAAATTGGATATGAGGGGGTTAAGTTTATAAAAACTTATCCCCTTTTCCATTTTTATAACAAAAATAAAGGTATTTATTAAAAACGAAAAGACTTATGAATGTAAACATTAACCATCCGTCGTTCATTTCATTTTTGGAGAACGTATCGGCGTCGATTTTATCTAATGTGACGATCAGTAATTACTTCTCCTTAAATCAAGATAAGAAATTAGGTGTTCAATACATGGTCTTAAAACTGATGAAAAATGCAGTTAAAGTAAGAGCCAAACTGACAGATTTAGAATTAAGGAGTTTCGTTAGTGTTCTTTGGAAGAAGAACGAAGAATCGGAGAATTATGAGTTTGCGGCAATTCTAAACGACATTGCTGAGAACTTTGACGCTGTTAATGATGTAACCTCAAAACCAACTAAAAGAACAACCAGAACGATTAAAGTAGATAAAAACAATGGCTAGAACTATCGACATAGGATCCAAAACATACTACGCAAAGCAAACTTTGAAGTGGTGTGAAAAGTATTTTGGTCTATGTGATAGAAAGAAGAGAAAGTTAATCTTTAAAGTAAGTGAAAGAAAAAGAAAATCGGGTAATTCTGACATTTATGGAAATTACTGTTTTTGGAGGAACACCATTACCTTATATCTACCAAATAACACCACCATACATGATATTGTTGCAACTATGATTCATGAATATACGCACTATTTACAATCACGTACAAAATATAGAAATTACGAAAAAACTCATTACTATTCTCAAAATCCATTGGAGAAAGAAGCTAAACGTAATGAAGAAAAATATACCAATATGTGTTTAAAACACATTAAGAAGAATATGTAATTATATTGTATCTTGTACAATCTCAGCTTCAGGAATTTCAATTAAAAAAAGAAGAGTATCGTCATTGTTAATTCTACTTTTAACAACAATATCACATCTCCAATTTTCCTTTAAGTCATTTACATGACCATCTTTAATACGATCTTGTTTTATCTTTTTAAAGATATAATAAAGTTTATTTTGATAATTTACTAATTCTTTATTTAACATATTTGAATTTAAAACCGGTTAATTTTTCTATATCTATTTTATCTACTTGATTATTATGAATACCATCTGGTTTCGATGTATTATTATCAAATAAAAATGCCATCCATTCCTTAGTTTTTACTATGTAAATAACCTTCCAACATTTGGTTGGAACCGCAACTCTACCAATTCTTTTTGCCACACCAATATTACCACACCATACTTTAACACTATCTTGTTGTTTTGATAACTCTCTTTCCATTGTTTCAACAGACTTCCAATCACCAGCATTTAAACTATGATATTGAGCTGCCATATTTGAGAAATAGAAACATTCGTCTTGAATTGCCGGTGTTTGACACAAATTTTCAGCTGCCGGCATCATATGTCCTCTATCGGTTCCCGAACCTTTATAATCATTTAATAAATCAGTTTCAGATGGTAATTTTGGATCAGGTTTAAAATTGTCTTTTCTATCTAATGGTGTAGGACAACTAACTTTTGCTTTCGTAATCCACCACTCTACCATTACCGGATATTTTTTTGATTTAGAATAATGTGATGTGTAATTTGTATGTTTCAAAACAACCACATCTTGTGCAAAAGTGAATACTGTGATTGTTAATAACATTAAAGTCATCAATGTAATACCCACATAAGAACCTAAATTTTTCCTCATAAATTGTTTTCTATTAAATACCTGTAAATCTCCAAAGGAGTGTCATTATGAACACTAAATTCACTATAAGGTATGTTATTAACATCCAATGTTTGTTTAATGTCTTCGTCAATCTCTTGAGCCTCTTGTAGGCCTTGTAATCTACCATTTGTATCATATGTCTCATCATTTCTTTTTAATAATATGTTTATGTTGTCATATCTTTTAAATAAACTCCAAAGGAAATTACTTAAACCCGACATTGAGTAATGTGATGCTGGGTAACCCTCACCATATCGTTGTTCGTAAAAACAACCCAATACTATAGGTGAATCAACAATGATGTAGTCTACTTTACCATAAAGACGACTAATATTTCTGTGTTGATTTGCGGTAATGAAGAACTGATCCTTCAATTGAGACACATTTCCTTCCCACGCCACTTCTTTTGGGAACTCATATGTATATTCAACACTCATGTGGTGTTTTTTCATCTCTGTAAATAAACCTGACGCTTGGGTGGATTTACCTATTCCAGGACCGCCGAAAAAATTAATTATCTTACTCATATCTTACCTAATATTTCATTTGCAATATATTCATTACCTTCTTTATTTGGATGACCTAACTCATCACAACTAAACCCTTTTTCTTTAATCATTTCTAAAATACCTGTTGTTAAAACATCTTTACCAAATCCAAAATCAATAAAACTATTCATATCTATCTCATTATAAATCGATCTAAATTTTATTGAGTTGTCTAATGGCATATAATTTAAAAAATAATATTTTATGTTTTCTTTCTTTAAAAATTCTTGTAATAAAAAAATATAGTGTAATGTATGTTCACTACCCATTGGTTCAAACTTTACTTGATATTCAACATTATCTTGTGGATTAACAAATTTAACTTCCCCATTTGGTAAACAATGCATTCTCCTATTTGGTCCAGACCATTGTATAAAAACATAGTTTGGTTTTTTATTATATGTTATTAATTTAGTGAGTGATTCAATTGACGTATGGAAAATATAATCATTTCCCGCACCACACCTCGATTCATTTATATAAATGTTATTTTCGTTAATTATTGTATTTTCTGTAAATGAAAATAAATTTGAATTAAAAGAAACATATTCCTTTGATAAATTTTTCATAATTAAATTTACCCATACCTCTTCCTTTTCAACGCAATGACCAAATGTATGTGAACAACCATTAGAGTAGATAATCATATCTTATAATATACATAAAAAAAGGGAGTTTGTGAAATCTCCCGTATATTAATTTATATAAGTTTATTTTGTCCCCCGACAACAAAAATAAATAAGTTATATATTGTAAAAACACTCAAAAATAGGATGTCTATTTGTCAGGTAAAAATTAATTTGGGTTTTAATATCGACGGCCTTAAATAAATTCAATTTTTTATTTTAAATTAAACTATTTATAGAATTATTACTATGGAACAACACACAATAGAATTGATTGGTATGGTTTTGGTTGCCGTTATTACGGCATTAGTTGGTCCAGCAGGACTTGAGTATGTGAAGGCTAAACTATCTAAACCTGTCTCAAAAGACATCGTCAAAGATGACATTGAAAGAAATTTGGTTATTTTTGATGAAATATCAGAAATTAGAGATATGTTAGATGCTGATAGAATTTGGATATCCCAATTTCACAATGGTGGTCATTTTCTTCACACTAATAAATCAATTCAAAAGTTTTCAATAACATATGAAGACGTTAAAGTTGGTGTTAGTAGTATTATTCATTTATTTACCGACATTCCACTATCGTTATATTCAAGATCAATGAATCACATTATGGAAAATAAACATTTGTGGATTTCCGATTTTAAAGATGACACCGTCGCAACTTATGGATTAAAGTCAGCAGCAGAAGCAACAGGGACTAATGCATCGTATGTAGTTGGATTATTTGACATTGTAACGGATAAATGTATTGGTACCATGGGAATCGATTATAGAACTAAAAAGAAATTAACACAAACACAAAAAGATTTTTTAATTGAGAGAGGTAGTCGTTTAGCTGGATATTTATCAGTATACCTTAAATCAAAGTAACACATTATGAAAAAATATATATTCACGGAAAGTCAAATTAAGAAGATCATTGACAATCAAATCGTAGAAAGTAAAGATCTACAAGAACAAACAATGGTTGATGATCAAAAAATGGCAATTAATGCGGGTACAAAAGCTTTCTTAGATGCTAAAAAAATTCAAGGTAAAGATTTAACAGATAGAATTAAACAATACCAATTATCTATCCCTAATTGTGAACCAACAGGTCATATGATGGATTGTAAGGACATGTTACCTGAAAATGACAAAAAACTATGGCAATCACTTATAAATAAGAATAAACCTTTATTTGATAAGGCGTTAGATTGGTTCAATAGTATGTTAGGATTAGGAACTGGTAGTGGTTATTAAAATATAATATAATATGAGTTATACCCAAATATTTTTTATGATATTTGGGTTTTTCTTTTAATATACATTACCTTTGTGTCTTAATCAAAAAATAGATTTATGTCAGAAGAGAAAAATGAGAAGAGATGTTCGGGTTGTAAAACACCGAAAACACTTGACAATTTTTACAAGAACAAATTGGTTTTAGACGGTCACAGTAACTACTGTATTGGGTGTACGAGAGAAAATTCAAGGAAATATTTTCAAAGAAAGAAGGAGAAACAATCTAAAAGTGAAACCGATAGTTTAATTAAATTGGCTCTTTTTGGTGGTCAAACTAATGATGTTAGTACAACTGACGCGGATAGTTTAATGAAAGTTCTTATGATTGAGAGGTTATTAAAGTCAGTTACAGAAGAACTATCAACCCTTAAGAAAAACCTAACAAGCTCAGATATGTTCATATCTCAATAATATACCCGTTTTTAAGTTGGTAAAAAGGTATTTATTATATATTTATGTAGTATGAACATACAAGATTTAGTTTATGACGTTATAGTAGAAGAAGTTAAAAATAAGAAATTATTTAACTTTCTATTAAACAAGTGGTTTGGTGCAACTCCGACCCCTGAACAGATTCAACAGGCTGAAAACGACTTAACTTTATTTACTGAAAAGCAAAAAAGTTTAACCATTAATAATCCGGCGGTCTATACATTTTTAATGAGACACGACGGTAATCATGGTTTACCCGCATTTGATCCATCTAAAATAATGGACATTAGTCAATATTCTTTAGAAGAAATTGAATCTTTGTTACACGAATTTAGAGATGCAGTATTAACTGCAGGTGATGAAGATGATTTTAAAGGTAAATTAATATCTGATGATAAGAAAGTTGCTGCGTCTAAAAAATTATGGTCAAGTGATAGAGACGTTGTTGTTAATGAAGAGGGTTTTAAAGTTCACTATGTTGCCGATGCTAGAGAAGCTATTAAATATGGATTTTACCAACAAGCAATGGCTCAATCTTATCAAGGACTTCAATGGTGTGTGACAGGTAGAAATACATCAGATTCTCGTTCTAATTTATGGGGAACATACAGACCAAAAAGAACGTTTTGGTTTGTTATGGATGAATCTAAAAATCCTAAAGATAATCCAAATAAAGAAGTTTACAGATATTACATATGTGCATTACAATATTGTGAACGTGATCAAGGTTATACTGGTTTTAAAATGACTAGTATGTTAAATGATGGTGACAATCCTAAAACATGGGAAGAGGTTACTAAAATATATCCACAATTAGTGGAACATAGAGATAAGTTTGAATACGTTAAATACGATGAGGCTGAATTATTTGATAGAAGTGTAGCCAATAGACTTACTGAGGGTGGGGGTAGACATGAGTTTGCCGCAGCAAGAAGAGAATTAAAAAAGGCTTATTTAGAAGGTGGAGGTATAGTATCAACTGAAAACTCTTGGAGAAGTATGGATACTAATCTTAGAAATATGTATATTTTAGCCACAACAGCAAGAGATGCAATAGATAAGTTTTCTTCATATGAATTAATGTCTACAATTAAGAAAGTCGGTAATGAATTTAGACTATTAGATAATACACTTAAATCTTTAGGTTCAAGATTAGATCAACAGGGAAGAGTAAGTAATCAAAGTTTAGGTGATTTAGGTGTTGCGTTCATTTACCAACATTTAATGGAAAATGAATTTATTACTGCAAGAACAAGTATTGATAATCCTAAGATTAGATTGTATAAGAGTAAAAAGAATAAAAAGAAATTTGGTCTTTATCATTTAGGTAAGATTGATTGGGTTATTCACGACGGAATTAAATTTGAACCTGATTATACCGAATCATCAACTATATTATATATTGACGATCAAGAAAAATCGTACTTAGTTGAAACATACGTAGTAGGTGAAAATGGTCCTATTGATAATCGTTCTCTTTATTGTGTTTATCCGATCGATGAGGACAATGAACTGGCTGGTGGACACTTTATAGGTGCAAGACAATGGTCTGAATTAGAGGGTACTAAAATGCATCCTAAGGACGAAGAAAATGACGATGACGACTCAAGAAGATTTACAGATTTAAATCCTGAAACGGACGTAGATATTAAAGAAATATATTAAATGAAAAAGGGACTATAAAGTCCCTTTTTTTATGATAGTAATGAATAGTATTCTTTAAAGTGTTTAATACGATCCGCAAGACCTATTGTTCCACCATTTACTCTCTTAGTGATTGATGTTACAACCGCATCACTTGCACCACCGTCCGCCATTTTATGTAAACCATTCTTTGAAAAAAACCAAGCCGCAGATAATAATGCATAATCCGATGCGACTTTATCCGGATTTGAAACCATATCCTCATTTATTGATTTACCAAATGCAGTATAGTTGTCTTTTCCTGTCAATTGGATATACCCACGACCACAGAATTTAGACCCTTCACCTGAAGATTCAGGACCATTACCCATTCTACCTCCGTAAACTTTATTTGCAATTTTTGCAGGTTGTCTTTCATAAGGTTTTGCTGCGGCCTCTGTAGGGAAGTATTTTTTAAATGTCCCGTTCAAACCTTTAGCGGAATAGTTCAAATTCTCTTTTGTGAGTCTAAAACCACCTGATTCATGACCACACTGAGCCAAGAAATGTGCGAGTCTTAATGGTGTATTAATCTCGAATTTGGCCGCAGTATCAGGAATCTGAGCAATAACGGCGTCAGGTATATGTCCCTTTAACTTCTCTAATTTTAATCCACCGGCACTTCTAACGGGTGCAGGTTCAGTAATTACTGTCGGAGCACTTACAGTCCCTTCAGTAAATAATTTCCCCCAAGTACCATCACCTACAACACCATCGGCCGTTAAACCATTTGACGATTGCCAAGTTTTAACTGCTGCTTCGGTTTTTGGTCCAAATTTACCTATTGGGTCTACTCCCAATTTAATTTGAAGTTTTTTTACATCTTCTCCTTCTGATCCTAATTTTAATAACATAATTTTTTCTATTTATATACTAATAAATACAACTTATCTTTTTAAAGTATTTATATGTTGTATGAAAAAAGTAATTTTAACGGAAGAACAGATTAAGAGGATGGTAGATAAATTGGTTATAAATGAACAAAATGTTGTGGTAGGTCAAAAAACTGATACGTCAACAACTGTAGAAAATAAAGTGTTCCCAATAACTCAATTAGGTGATAAATTTGAATTTGGTCAATACGATAGTCCTAATGTTCAAAACACAATTGAGTCCTTAAAACCTCAAATAGAAAACTTCATTAAAGATAGTGATTCAAGAGAATTTACTGTTAATATCGCTGCGGGAGAATCTCAGGTAACAAATCCAAAGGGGTTTGAAAAAAAAGGTAGTTTGGCATTAGCGAGAGCCAACTCGGTAAAGAAATATTTTGAAGAAATCTTTCCTGATTTAATTAAAAACAGTGTATTAAAAATTATTTCCCCGACGGATATAAATCAAGTTAAAATCGGAGAGACTCAATACGGAGGACCTAAAAGTGGAGATAATAAAAATCCTGAAAAAATTGAATTATATAAAAACGAACAATTTGTTAATTTTAATATTGTTGGTGTTGGGTCAAGAAACACAACAAAAACAACCAAAACTGATTTAATATGTAATTTTGTAAATAGCGCGAAAGGTGGTGTTGCAAAATTAGTAAATGATTTTTTATATAATACAAATCAAGACGGTACCGGTCCAAACACATTTGATGTTAGTGGTTTACCTGATGGAAGTAAAATTAGAGTCATTTTTAACACGTTTACAATTCCAGATCTAATGACAATTCAAATGGGAAGTTATTCATATAATACTGGATTTTTAGGTAGTAGACAAAACGGAATGTCAAATGATTTAGCAACAACATTAGGTAATGCTTATTTAACACGTGGAAAAGAAATACCCCCACAATATCCACAAAATATTGTTAGAGCAAATCCACAAACATCAAGAGAATATGTAAATAATTTATCAGACGAAGATTATGTAGAATATTTTGGACATATTTTTCCTAATGGAGTACCGAGAAAAAAAGATTTAATAGTTTACCTTTTTGATCAAGATCCTATAAAATCTTATGATAGTTCTTTTACCTCACAAAATAATAAAGGTAATTTAGACGGATTCGGAGCAATAATTGATTTAGTTAAAAAGACCGGAGATACCACATTAAAAATTAATATTTATAGTCCACTTGGTGCAACAGCATGGAGATTGGAAACTAAGTGTATATAAAAAGTAGTATCTTTTTGTTTTTTATTTTCATCGTAAAAAATGGTCATTGTTGATTTATTCTGAATCGAACTAAACCAATATCCCGTTACTTCTTTTTTATAAATTTTTGATAAAGAATCCATTTCTTTTTTATAACTTACATAGTCACTTTTATTTGAAAATCCATTTTGTGAATATAAATTATTTGACAAACAAATAATTAATAACAATAATAATACTTTTTTCATGGTCTTTAATTTAGACCACAAATATAGTTATATTTTGGAATATACCAAAAAATATTTGTATAATTTTATTTTAATTATATCATTTGTTATGTGTCCCACAATAAGGACATATAGGTAACGATTTCTTGTTTTTGTGTGTTGTTTGAGTAAATTTCTTTCTACAATTCTTACAAGTTAGGAATTTGGCGTCCTTATTAAGGTCCTCAATACTTTTAACTTGTTTATCTGTTAAAGGTTTTTCTTCCTCGATCCTATCTGCAAGTTTATATCTCAAAGGATTAGACATTCTTTCCGCTTTACTAAATAATCTTTTCTTTCTTGTAAAAGCAAAACTACGACTTCTTTCGTCGATATCTTCTCCTTTATTAACTGATTTCTTTAAATTCTCTAATTGACCTTCTGATATTAATATTCTCACAAAACTTGTTTCTTATAAATATTTGAGTTATATTTAAATTTATATGAATTTGAAAAGATTTGACACAATTTACGTTCATGGTTGTTCACACACCGCAGGAGGTGGGTTATATGAATTAGACGCCAAAACTAAATATAAGGAAATCCATGGTTTAGAGTGGGAAACCGAAAGAGATGTTAATTTCCCGTCATATTTAAAAAAACATTTTAATTGTGAACTTGTGGATATGTCAATCTGTGGTTCAGGTGCACCTAGATTGGTAAGAGAAACGTTTGATTATATTCATAACATTGGTATTGAAAATGTTAAGAAAACTTTATTTATTTTTCAAATTAATACTCCAGTGCATAGATTAGATTATTATTGTAACGAAATAAACAATCATTTAATTGTTAACGTACAATATAATAATGACGGTAGTTTCAAATACATTAACGCAGTGGATAGTCACTCACCCAATGAAACAAAATATGGTTATGATTATTTTAAAGAAAAAATAAATAAAGATTTGGAATATCAAATTAGTAACTATCATGAACCATTTCTTTATTTACAAAAAATTCATAATGAATTATCGGGTTTGTTTTCATATTTAGAACTTAACAACATCGAATATTTTTTTGGTTTTGATACGGGTAATAATATAAGACCCGTTAATGAAGGTAGAAGAATAAATGTTGACGGTGTTGATACTATAAATAAATTTACCAATGATGTTATAAAAGGTCGATTATCCGACGAAATACCTAACTGTAATGACGACCATCCAGGGTATTTTGGTAGTAAATCATTTGCGGAAAAACTTATTATATTTTTAGAGGAAAAATTAAAACCAACATTATGGGTCTTTGGTGATTCATATTCATCTAAATCGACTCCCGATTATGGACCCGAACACTCATTATATAAAAATGATTTTAGAGTTAAATATGCTAATTTTAAAGGGTACTATCCTAAACATTTTCCAGAATTAGTTTCCGAAGAATTAGGACTAAAATTGGTAAACGTTGCACAACCATCAACATCAAACGATCAAATATTTCATAGTTTTATCAATAATATAGATAAAATAAAACCCAACGATATTTTATTTTTTGGGTGGACATATCTTTCAAGGTATAATGTGGCAAATAGAAATAATGAATTTGAAAATATTAGTATACCTAGAGAAGGTGAAATTACCTTTGAAGATGATATATCAAGTAATTCATTAAATGAAATTTTATTTAATAGAGGTAGTCACACAATTTTCTACAAATGGTTATCAGATTATATAAAATTAATTAATAAATCTTTTAGTAAAAATTTAATTATACATAGTGATTTTTTTGAACACGGTACCTCAGGAAATTACGTTGAGGAGTATAAATCTTTTTTGATTAAACGAAGGCCGAAATATGAAACAATTTATGACGAAACAAATGGTGAAATTGACATTCATTATTCGGAAAAAGGTCATAAAGATTTTTCAAATGATGTTATTAATGTCATTAAACAAAAATTTTAAAATTTTATTAGTGTCAACGTTTGGTTTAATTTCACCAAATGAATTATTACTAATTTTTAAAAATAATTCTTGATTAAAAAAACAAATATTTTTTACATTATTTAAAAATTCTTTTTTTTCTTCTTTTGTTTTTTGACTAAATTTTATAATTTCATTTTTTATTAAATTTAATCTTAGATAATCATCATCCACCGTATCGTATGTCTCGTCTATAAATGGATGGAATGTTTTAAATCCGTATCTTTCTTTTATATAATTTAACGACCTTGATGGTCCGGCTAAAATAAACGGTTGACAATGTCCAATTGGTTTCCATATTTTTTCAGATAAAAATCCAGACGGAAAATTAATATCGTCTTGAAAAAAAATAGACTCAGTAACTATACTAAGATAAGTGTTTAAATACATATCCTTATTTTCAAACCCTATTCCCATTATATTAGTTAAATCATCAACGTCGATTGTCTTAGAAGTATTTTTTATTAATTCTATGAATTCATCATTATTATCAAATTTTAATAATTGCTCCACTACACTATGATTATAATATGTTTTCTCCCAAGACACTAAACTATTATCTATTCCCAATTTATGTAATTGACTTAACAACGCTATTCTATGTAGTTTAAAATGTCTCGTTAATAAAAGAAAATCTTTTTTATCTGAATCTATCTTTGAGATAAAATCATATTTTGAAGCAATTGTTGACTTATTATTGTCACTTTCTTTTATTATTTTATTAAATTCGTGCGACTTATATTTAAGATAAAAATTGTGGTCAAACACTTTGTAATTTACATTTAGTTTTTTAAAATTTTCTTTTAATTTAAAATCTGAAAAAATTAAATACACTTTCTCATCGGGTATATTGTTCGTTCTGGTGAAATTGATTATTTTATCGAAATTTTCTTTGGTTATACCTAACCCCCCATCAATTACATAATTTATTAATAAATTACCATTATTATTTACGATTTCATTTATTACATTTTTAGAAATAAACTTCATTAAAAATTCATTATGTAAAGGATGATTACCAAAAAATAAATCAAATCCTGAATGTGGTTCTATTATATAAAACCATTTATAATTAATACCCATTTTCCTATCCTCAATTATATTAAATACGGATTTCTTTACTGACATTGAATCTAAATCGTGTCCATTGAAAACGGGATAATCACATCCCCATTTTTTTATGAAATAATCTCTACAATTTCCATAATCATAATCGGATGCCTCTCGTATTGTATCTAAAAATTTAGGATCTAAACAGTTTGGTATAAAACCATTATGTGTTAATATATCATAACCTAAAGTTATTTTCATTATTATAATATATGGAAAATTACTTAGAAACTAAAGTAATCAGTTTTAATTTAGATTCCTTCAAATCCAATTCATAATTGGTACAGTACTTTGGTAAATTTTCAACTTTAACATCCCTGTTATAAAAAACTTGATTATTATCTTTATTAACAAAATCAATTTTAACTGTACCTTTTTCACAATCAATATGTGTAGATCTAATAATAACTTTAGCATGGTCGTTTTCAAATCTGTTGGATTCTTTAAATAAAGTTTTTATTATATAATTTAGTTGTTTTCTTAATTCAATACAACGTGTATTACTATCAGGGTTATCTATTAATTTATTAAAATACTCATCTGTACGTTTTGTGATATAATTATTATCCCCATATTTTGGTAATGTCATTTCATAATTATAAATTGGTTCTTCAATTTCCGTTGTTAGTCTATAATGACTAATATAACTGTCTGTCATATCTCGTAATGTCCAATCAAACTCTTCACCAATACCTCTTATATTTCTTTTAATTAAAAATTGTACCAAAAAAACAATTGAAAAATTAAGTTCATCACTACCACTACCAAATGATAAGTATTTTTCCATGGAGTCAGCCTCTTTATCGTTTTCAGATTCATAACTTGCGTGTGATAAATCTGTGACGTCATCAACAAAGTAATCTTTTAAATTTTCGTCTTCAGCGTAATTATCAAAAAAATCTGTTTTAAACTGATCATATGTACTAACCCCTAACTCTTCACGTAATACATTTTTATTATCTTCGTAGTATTTTTTAAAAACCTCTTCTAAGTCACTAGCATAATCTTCTTGGTCATAGTATCTACCGTTTTCCAAGTCACTATGTACCCATTCCCATCCATTATTACCCTCCATTCTATATTGATCAATTGTGTTGTTCACACCATCAGCATCACCTTCTAATTCATCGACTTGTATAATAAGTCTACCTCTATTAATATAAACCGCACCATCCCTATTTTCACCGTCAATTAAATCCTCTAATTTATCATCATCACCATTTAATATTGCTTCAACCAATCCATTATCAATAACACCAATTGATTTTCTTAATATTATCATTCCATCCTCATCAGGTAATATTGATATTCTATTAACCTCACTTTTAATTTCTTCTTCATTTGTTTCTCTAACTAATGATGGGAAGAAATAGTTTTTAATCTCATCTTTACCTCCCCAAAACTCAACAAAATTTAACCTTTTATCTTTTGGGTCCATGAATTGATTTGTCTCAAAATGAAATTGGTACTTGTCTGTCGGGTTAGTTTTATTCATCATAATGAATAATGGACCTTGTTTGTGATGTCTTTCAAAATGATTATCCCTTTCTTGGTATTTTTTATTTAAACAATATTGACCCCAAGTAGTGCACCACTCGGTACTAAATCCTAAATAAGCCGCACCCTTTTCAGTTAACGGTTGATAGAAACTCCAATCCTTACCTTCATGTAATAATTTGTAATCTTCATTTATTACAAGTGCATTAACTATTTCGTTAAAATTTAAAGTATCTGAAATGATATATTTTTGAACTACTTTATATAGATCACCTAAACTCCTTAGTTTGTTTATATCCAACGCGACATTGTGTAAATAAACATAACCTAAGTATTCCTCGGCCTTAACCAAATCCTCATCTCTTAATGTTCCTTTTAGATAAAAAGACAATAACATTTTTGCATATTTTCCTAATGATAACAATTCACCCGTACCATCGATATTGGTTTTAGGGTCGGCCATTACAATATCTAAAAAAGTCTCATATGGTATTTTTGAGTAATATTTCTGATATATCTCTTTACCACTTAACTCAAGTAATAGCTCTTCAAAAATGTTGTTAAAATTCATTGTATATAAATATCCCTATAGATATAATAAAAAACCCCTCATTTCTGAAGGGTTATTTACTTTTATGTTTAATTAAAGAAATCTCTTGAATTGTGCTTTTATTTTTTCAACATCCTCATTGATTTGAGTATCGTCTACTTCTTCTTCCTCTTCAGGTAGATCTACCATTTCTTCTTCGGTCGATTCAACTGGTTCTTCTTGAAACTTATCTTTATTTTCTACCAATCTTTTTAATTGGTCTTCTGTGATTTTAAATTTCTTTCCCATTTGTTTGTTTTTATATAAATACTTGGATTTTAGAAATAGTTTGGTTATATTATAACCATGTCGTTAATTAACCCAAATAAGAAATATGATAAACTAATAACTTTTGGGTGTTCATTCACCGAAGGGTGGTTATATAGAGATCAAGGAACTTGGGGTGATTTTTTATCTCAAAATCTACAATGTGAACATGTGAATAAAGGAGGAGGGAGTTCTTCAAATTATTCAATATTAAATACTGTTATGAGATATTGTGAAACTGAGAACGTAGAAAACATATGTGTCGGTGTTCAATGGAGTGAGTGGAGTAGAAGGGAATTATGGGTTGAATCACAAAAAAGATATTTTACATTTAATTTAGCTACCGTTACGGATATTAATTTTAATCCAACTCAAAATCCAGAATTGGTGAAATTCAAAGATAACATTGATATTTTCTTACCGATGTGGTTTGATAATCAAGAAAATATATTAAGAACAATACATTCTATTATTTTATTAAAAAATTACTTAAAATCTAAAAATATTGATTTTATAATGTTTGAAGGTTTAGGGTCTATATTAGACGAATATTATCCGAGTTCTAACCATAATATTAACGATGAATCAATATTATTGAAAGATGAATTTAAATTAAAACTTTTTGAAGATATTGAATTTTTTAAAAAGTACGGTGATATGAGAACATATATGAGAAAAAGTGATTTAGTTACAGATTCAGAATTTGGGCACCCTCCACCAAAATACGCCAAATGGTGGGCAGATGAAATATATATTTATTTAAAAGAAAATTATGAAAATAACAGTAATAGGTGAATTTTGTACCGACATATTTGTGTACGGTGAAACAAAAAGATTAAGTCCTGAGGCTCCTGTACCAGTGTTTAATCCGTTATATGTGGAAAGAAATTTTGGAATGGCCGGAAATGTGGTTGAAAATTTGAAGTCATTAGATCAAGATGTGACGATTAAACATTTACATCAATTTCAACCAATTAAAAAAACAAGATATGTAGATGATAAATCTAATCATATGTTTATTAGGGTTGATGAGGGTGAGGAAACAATTACACCTTTGGAATTGACTGATAGTGTAATTGATGAAATAAAAGAATCTGATGCAATTATTGTAAGTGATTACAATAAGGGATATTTGAACGAAAAAATATTATTAGAAGTTGCATATCATTCTCGTTTTATTGTCATGGATACAAAGAAAAAAATAGGTAATAAAATTTTATCTAGTTTCAATTTTATTAAATTGAATGAATCTGAATTTTTAAAACACGATTTTGATACATGTTGGTCAAACAAAATATTGGTTACGTTAGGATCAAAAGGAGCAAAATATATGGATACCATATATCCGTCACCTGATCCTCGTGAAACTATTGACGTTAGTGGTGCTGGTGATACATTTACAGCATCGTTTACCGTAAAATATTTGGAAACTAAAAACGTCGAAGAGTCAATAATATATGCAAACAAAATGGCCTCAATCGTTGTTCAGAAAAGAGGGGTGAGTGTACCAATAGTAAGACAAAAAAAATAGTTATGAAAATTTTAATAACAGGAACAAATGGGTTTATTGGGAAAAACCTATTAAATGAGTTGAAGGACCAACACGAAATATTAGAAATTAATGAAGACATTTTTGATGTCACTGATTGGTATAATGAAATATATTTTAAATTAAATAAGTTCGATCCTGAAGTGGTGTTTCACGTTGGTGCGTGTTCAGATACATTAGAAACTGATGTTAATTACATGATGACACGGAACTTTGAATTTACCCGTAGAGTTGTAGAATGGTGTCAATTATTAGGTAAAAAGTTTATTTACTCATCATCTGCAGCAAATTACGGAACAAACGAAGAATACCCATCAAATCTATATGGTTGGAGCAAATATACCGCCGAACAATATGTTATCAAATGTGGTGGGATAGCATTACGTTATTTTAACGTTTATGGTCCATTAGAGGATCAAAAAGGGAAGATGGCGTCTGTGGCGTACCAAATGTTGGAAAAACAAAAAGAGGGTCAAGAAATCAAGTTATTCCCCAATAAACCACAAAGGGACTTCGTATATGTTAAAGATATTATAAATGCCAATTTATTTGCATTAGAAAACTATGACGATAATAGAGGTCAATGGTATGAAGTTGGTAGTGGTGACGCAAGAACATTTGAAGATGTTTTGGATATATTGAAAATAGGGTATACCTACCATAACGAAAAGGATATCCCAAAAGGGTATCAATTCCACACTAAAAGTAATTCTGAAAATTGGATGGTTGGTTGGGAACCAAAATATAATTTGGAAAGGGGTTTAATGGATTATATTAAATTTCTTACTCCTCAATAGGGGGTATATATTTGTTTTTAACACCTATGAATCCAACATACTCATGTCCCGTTTCATTTCTCATTTTGAGAAATAAAGCTCCGTTTTCAATTTTGATCATTCCATCAAAACCTAAACCATCACAAGAAACGTCTGATTTGTCACCAGGTCTCATATGATGAGATACTTCTTTAATTGAAAAACTATATTCAACATCTGAATTAGTCCATTCTTTATATTCTTTACAATAATTCATAATCTAATGTAAATAAAAAACCCTCCAAAGTGGAGGGTTTAATAATTTATACTGTTTCAATCTCTTCGTAAGGTGTCTCAACTTTATATTTTTCCAAAAGATCATAATAGGTAATAATTTCACTTGGTTCACTACCAACAGGTTTTAATTTAACTTTTAATAATCCGTCAGTATCTTTAAGTAATGCGATAAATCCAATTCCATCACATGTGATTTCTTTTTCAGTATCGGGAGCTAAATTTCCAGAAGTTTCTTTAATTGAAAAATCCGAAGTTACGTCAGAATTTGTCCATGTTTTGTATTCTAATGAGTATGGCATGTTGTTTTTTTGTTTTATTAATTAATTTTATTATCCAGTATTATATAGTTTTTTTAATACTGGTACTTTTATAAATAGTATGAAATTTCAATTAGTTATTTAATTTTAAATTATTTTTTTTAGAATTGTCCCAATTATAGAATAAATCCCACCAATCGTTTACTCCTGTTATACCGTTATTATACCCTGGAATACTCTGCATCCAAAATATTAACCATTTATATTGAGCGTCCCTATTATAATCATAAGTTATTGTTGGTACACTTGGCATTGTTGATAAAGTCGCGTTAATCCATCTATCACTATTAATTAATTTTTTATTACCTCCTGTTGGTTTCCAATCTTCTATATCACTTAGTACCGGTGTTTTATTATTCCAATCATAATCTCTATTTGTATTCGGTGGTTTATGTGTACAACCTAAATGAGTGCTGTCCGCATAACCATCGGTAGGGTTACCATAACTTCCCCAAAATCTAGAATCTAAATGAGACATTTGAGCTTCAATTTGGTGTCCTCTATTGTGAATATTATTCCCTGGATTAGTCTCTAAATTATAACCATAAACAACATATGTTTTATTAAATACCGGAAGATCATTAGACATCCTGTAACTATTTGAAACATCTCCAGTTGAGGGACTAGCCATATTTGATTCTGGTAAATTTAAAAAATTTGCTGCGGTGATACCGTTATTTAATGAATCTTTAACAACGGGATAACCCCAACTTAAAGGTCTTAATGAAAACCACACTTCTTTAACATCGCTATTCTCAACAAGAGATTGTAAATTTATTTTACTAAATACGTCAAAATAATCTGGTTGATAATCTGGAGTCAATTTATCTTGGGCGTTCATGTAAACATCTTGTTTGTCCTTTAATCCTCTTTTAAGTTCATATACGTTTATGTATTTTACTATTTTAAAACTAACATTAGATGTTTGAGATGGGTTATTATAACCTCTAAATTTACTTCCTTCCTCAAGGCCAAACTTAGTTAATGACAAATAATCTATTGTTTTATTTTTTAAATCTTGTATTGTTACAGGTGATGTAGAATTTAAACCCGGCGCTCGTTTTGTGTCAACATCTATACCATTTAAAGTAGGGTAATAATTAACCACCACAACAGGTACTATTATCCTTGCATTTGGATTTGAAGGGGTTGATAGGAATGGTAACGTTTTTAAATCAACGTTTTCAATTTCACTTACATATGTTGTGTCTTTTATTGAATATTCTTTAAAAGATATGTTAAAATATGAATATCCAGATTTTGCACCGTAATATGTTTTATTATGTAAAAAAACAGTATTATTAGATGAAGTTATAATGAGACTATCTAAACTAACGACCGTATCAAATCCATTTGAATAATGGGCGATTACTTGTGGTTGGTATTTTTTACTAATAGAAATGGTGTCTTGACTTATTAACTTAATTGATAATAAATTTACGGTTCCACTCCCTGTTATGGGGGTCGGTTGTTTGGTCACCTCCATGGTTTTAGAACAACTAAACAACACAACAATTAATAACAAATAATGTATTTTTTTCATATATTTTTTTATTTACAGGACAAAGATATACATATTTATGAATATTCCAAAAAAAAATCAATATATTTATAAAATAGATGAAAATAGTTAAAATTAAACAAAAAGACCTTGAGAGGATGATTAATGAACAATTAACCAATCCCATACAAATTGGTAAATATGTGTATGATACATATAAGAAACTGACCTCCTCCCCTGAAGAAAAGAAGAAACCCCAAGAAGGTCCTTTACCATTTTCCGAGAAAAACTTAGGACAAGAACTTAAGAAACAAGGAGTTATGTATCCCGACGTAGCGATGGCTCAATCTATGTTAGAGACGGGTTATTTTAAAAGTGGTATATTTTTGGATAATAATAATTTATTTGGGATGAAACACCCAAGACAAAGACAAACACTATCTAAAGGACCAAATAGAGGACATGCAAGTTTTGAAAATTGGCAAGATTCTGTTAAAGATTATAAAATGTGGCAAGACTATAATAAGTTATCTAACTTATCTAAAGACCAATATATTGCAAAGTTAAATCGTATTTATTGTATGCCACCATCTTGTGGATCAAACAATTACGCAAAAAAAGTTCAAAGTTTGTTATCAAGAGCATTAAGTTCTCTTAGTTAAAGGTAATTTCCAAATCTTTTAAAGAATTCAGCTGGCATTTCACTATGTCCTATATTAAGTAATACTGCATTACCTAACATTATTTTTGCCGCTTTTTTCTGACATTTAACAACCTCAGGAAATCCCCAATTACTTGGGTTATAAATCATGTGTACTCTTTTATCGTTAATGTGATATCTAAGTGAATCTTCTTTTGTTGTTGGGTCAATTAATCCAACAAACTCATATTCCCCACTTGCTGGCCACGCTTTAAGTCCACCTTGACTAAACCCTAAAACAGATTTTATA